TGTGCTTCACGCTTCACCTCGCGCCGCGATCATGCCGTCCGCATAGGCATAGCGCCACGCGCAGTAACGCGCGCGCGCGCGCTCGCGATCGTAGGCTTCGGCCGCATCGCGAGCGGCGCGATGCTTCGCCGCGAACTCGCGCACCTTATCGCTCACGTCCTTTTCCTCGAGCCATTCGCCCATTCCGTTGAACTGGCGCTGCTCTTCGGCATCGAGCTCGAGGTGCGGGAACGGCACAGAAGGGCGGGGCGTCGGGTGCTCGTATTGAAACCACTCTTCGATGCGTTCCGGCGCGCGCGCTGCGAAGTAATCGCGCAGCGTCATGCCGTGCTGCGCGGCGCTGTGGGTTCCGCTCGCGGCGGGGAAAAAGCCGATCGGGCGCGCGAATGCGAAGCCGCCGGCGGTTTTGGTCTTTTCGTTCATGTTCACCTCAAAAAGGAACGGGTTCGTCTGCGTGGATCTTGTCGAGCAGGTTGCGCGCGCGCTCTGCGATCTCGATCTGCTCGGCGTCGGGGATATCGAGGCGCGTGGCGAGGCGCAGCAGCTCGTCGACGCTCTTCACGAGCGCCTTCACCACTTCGGCGCTGTAGAGCTCTACCTTGCGATCGCTTACCGGGAGATCGCGCGGCATCAGCTTCAGCGTGGACGGCGTGGTGAAGTAGGGCACCGCGTCCAACTGGCGCAACGCTTCGCGCCTCGCTTCAGCCTCGTGCGCCTTGATCCGGGCGAGCGCATCGGCGCGGCGGATCTCTTCGGCCGCATTGAACTCTTCCTCGGGCGTGGGCTTGCGGCAATGCGAAACCAGCACGCAGCCGCTTTTACCGTTGAGCCACACGACCGCGCTGTGGCCGCTCAGGATCGTCGCCTCGCTGCGCGTGGTGAACACCTGCACCGGGCAGTGATCGGCGAGCACCTCTTGATACGCCACGGGACCGCCAACTTTGAACGCTGCATTGAAGTGCTCAACTTCACGGCGCAGGCGCGCGGCTTGGCGCTGCGGGCTTTCTTTCGGTTCCGGCATGTTTTCCTCTAAAGACGATTGAGAATCATTCACAGCGCCACCCTATTCCAGCAGCGGCGCCATCGCCACCTAAGCGGCTTGCACAGGGGGGAGAGCACCCGCTTCGAGAGCGCCCTTCACGGTGGCGCACAGAAGCTCGCGATACTTGCGCAGAGCCCGGGCGTACGTGTTGGTGCCGTTCAGGGGGTAGGCCTCGAGTGTTTCGAGCTCGCCATTGCAGGCGTGGGCGTAGAGCGCATCGGCGTGCTTCTGGTAGCTGGCGTTCGCCTTCGACTTGAATACGAGCGGGGGAGGGGCTTCGCCCTTCGACACTGCGGCCTTAGCCTGCTCGAGCATCGTGCCTTTGCGCTGCGTGGGGGTGGTGGTGGGTTGGTGGGCTTTGGCGTGCGCCATGATGGACGCGACCACTGCATCGGTGAGCCCAAAGAGCGCGTCATGCGCCCCATTTGCAGAAACATTGCCGTACACTTGCGTTTGCATCACGTTTTCTCCCTCTTCACATGCCGCCCACACATCGGGGCGAGTGCCTAGACTATGGCGCATAGCGCGCCTATCGTCAACACCTTTTATCACGAGAGTAATAAAAGCATGGCTGCTAAAAAGCAGTCGATCCCGCTATCTGCCGGGTCGAGAAGCCGTGCGCCATCCACGCGCGCACGTAGTGAAAAACTGACACCTGTAAAAAGCGCTGCTGCACCGACTTCAAAACCGGCTGCAAAGCGCACTTCAAAAGCTGCTGCGAAGAAGCCCGCCGCTTCAAAACGCGCTGCTTCAAAAACGCTCGAGCCGCGTGAGTCGATCTCGCCGGTGATGCGTGAGAGCCGCAAGCGCTACATGCCGTCTGCCGGCGATCGCGTGCTCGTGTCGCTCGCCAAGGCCTGCGGCTACACCGACGAGCAGATCCGCTTCTGCGTGAACGCGCCTTACGGCCTCGCGCTGAACACGATGAAAAAACACTTCGCCGACGAGCTCGAGCACGGCGCGGATCTCGTGAACCTGAAGGTCGCGGGCAATCTGCTGCGCATCGCTACGAGCGGTGGTGAGAAAGCGGCGGTTACTGCGGGCATCTTTTGGGCCAAGACGCGCATGGGCTTTAGCGAGAAGAGCGCGGGCCTGAGTGCCACGATCGAGATGGGCGGGGCCAAGCAGAGCGCCGACGAGAAGGATCCGGAAACGGGCCTGCCGAAGGATGCGCCTATCCGCTTCACGCTCACGATGGGCGATGCCCCGGGCAAGCCTTCGGAGGACGGCAAATGAGCCGCCTCGACCTGGACACCGCGGCCGTGATCGTCGCCGCACCCGACAGCGAGTGTATGGAGCTGCGCGTCTCTGCCGATCTCGCGTGCGAGCTGGGCGAGCTGGCGCGCAAGCAGGGCACCTCGCTCGCCAAGGTGCTCGAGGCGCACAAGTGCGTGCTCGTGGTAACGGACGCGTCGGCTGTTGAGCGCCTCGCCTCACTGGCTCACGAGGCCCGCCTCTCGATGCCTCACCTGCGCTCCCAGCTCGCCGAAGACGTGGTCTTTCTGAGCCCGGGCGATCGCCTCGAGCTCGAGCCGCTCGACCTCGACGAGCTACGCATTCAGCCCATGCTCGTGCGGCAGCTCGACGAGATCGAGCCCGAACACTACGAGGACCGCCGGCCGCGCTGCGCCAAGTGCAAGCGCGTCGTGAGCAGCGGACGCCGGCACTGCTTTCCCTGCGCTCTGAGGCGGTGATGACGCGCATCCGAACCCGCCTCTCACTCGTGGCCGCTATGGCGTTCGCCTCGAGCTCGAGCGTCTCGCTCTACGGCTATCCCACGATCCCCCAGCCGCCCACGAAGAGCCGCGAGCGTCACTGCTCGAGCTGCCGCGTGGGGATTCTCACCGGCCGTCTGTGCCAATCCTGCCAACGAAGAGGAAAACGATGAACGTCCAAATGATCGGCGGCTGCTCTGTTTGCGGCGATCCAGCGCCTCACTCGCACACGGCCGAAGAAATCATGCGCTCGACGCAGATCCCCGCACAGAAGCCGGAAGAGGGCGCCGCACAGCCCGCACAAGGGGATGCGCAATGAACGTCCGCACGCCACTGCCGGCCGCGCTCGAGCGCCTGCTCGAGCCGGCACAGCCTGCCCCGCGCATCACCGCGGGCTTCAACGCTTACGCCGCGCTCGGCATCGATATCGACCGCGCCAAGGCCGCGACGATCGCGCTGGTGCCGATGGGGGAGGGCGACGAATGAAACGGATCCTCTGCTGCTGCTGCATCGCCGTGTGCGTGCTCGCGCGCGCGCTGCTGTGGCCATCGCGTGATGGCCACATGCTCTCGCTGCTGCTCGCCGGCCTGATCGCGCTCGCGTTCCTGCTCGCGTGGCTGCTCACCTCGCTCGAGCAATCGATGCGCGCGCTGATGAAGAGCTACGAGGACGGCGAACTATGAGCGGCCTGACGATGTACACGCTCGCGGTGCGCCTCGGCTTCATGGTGTGGGCGTCGTGGTGCCTGCCGCCGGCGGCGAAGAAGCCGCAACCGAAGGCCGAAGAGTAGGGCGCACGCGTGATGCACCGAAGCATCGAATTCGTCCGCCCGTGGCTGTACAAAAAGCAGCTTCAGGCGATCTTCGAGCCGAAGGATCTGCACGGCAATCCCGCGCGCTACTCGATGATCGAGGCCAGCACGAAGGCCGGCAAGACGCACGGCTGTATCTGCTGGATCTTCGAGCAGGCCGCTGTCTACGGGGCGCCAGGTCGAAACTATTGGTGGGTCGCGCCCGTGTACGGGCAGGCCCGCATCGCGTTTCGACGCATGAAGCGCGCGGTGCCGCGTCCGCTCTACAAGGCCAACGAGACAGAGCTCACGATCGAGCTGCTCAACGGCGCGATTATCACGTTCAAATCGGCAGAGAAGCCCGACAACCTGTACGGCGATGACGTGCACGCGGCCGTGCTCGACGAGGCGAGCCGGATGCGTGAGGACGCATGGTTTGCGATCCGCTCGACGCTCACGGCCACGAACGGCCCGATCCGCGCGATCGGCAACGTGAAGGGCCAAAAGAACTGGTTTTTCAAAATGTCCCGCATGGCGCAAGCGGGTGAGAAGAACATGGCGCACTACAAGATGACGGCGTATGACGCGGTCGAAGGTGGCGTGCTCAAGCTCGAGGAAATCGAGGACGCGAAGCGCCTGCTGCCTGAGAACGTGTTTCGCGAGCTCTACCTCGCAGAGCCGTCCGATGATGGCGGCAACCCGTTCGGCATGCAGCACATCGCCAAGTGCGTCGGCCCGCTCTCTGACGAGCGCATGGTCGCGGCGGGGCAAGACTTGGCGAAATCCTACGACTGGTCGGTGCTCACCGGCCTCGACCGGCAGCAGCGCGTGTGCGGCTTCGATCGCTGGCAAACGAGCTGGGAAGAGACGGAGAAGAAGATCCTCGCGATTGTGGGCCACACGCCCACGCTGGTAGACTCCACCGGCGTCGGCGATCCCATCGTCGAACGCCTTCAGAAATCCCGCCCCTCGTCGATCTCCGGCTATCAGTTTTCCACGGCAAGCAAGCAACGCCTCATGGAAGGCCTCGTCGTGGCGATTCAGAGCCACGCCGTCACCTTCCCCGATGGCCCCATCAAAGCAGAGCTCGAAAACTTCGAGTACGAATACACCCGCACCGGCGTGCGCTATACGGCACCGCCCGGGTTTCACGATGACTGCGTGATGAGCTTGGCCCTCGCTGTGGAGCAATACAGACGCATTTCCCCCGCCATGTTCGGAGCGGGCGATACGCCGGATCTGCCGCGCGTCTCGCCGTTCCTCTCGGACATGGGCCACGAATACGACGAGGAAGCAATCTATGACTAAGGCGGCAGCAACGAAGGCACCGCGCGCGCCGCGCACGAAGGGCAGCTCGAGCTCGAGCGTGGCCGACAAGGCGGCGGTCGCGCTCGCGCTCGGCAACACGAGCGGCGCGGAGATCGATCCGGACGTGCACGCGGTCGAATACGATCCTGGCATCATTGGCTCGACGGGCCTCAAGCAATACGGCGGGTTCGTCGTTGAAGAATTCGTCAAGGAGCTCAAGGGCGTCCGCGGCTCGAATACCTTCAAGGAGATGGCCGATAACGACCCGGTCTGCGGCGCGGTGCTGTTCGCGATCGAGATGCTGATCCGGCAAACGAAATTCGAGGTGCAATCGGCCGACGAGAGCACCGCGGCCGAAGCCGATAAGGAATTCGTCGAAGAGATCCTGACGGATATGAGCGCGTCCTTTGCCGATGTGCTCACCGAGATTGTCTCGATGTTCACCTACGGCTATGCGCCGATGGAAATACTGTGGAAGAAGCGCGGCGGCCCGGATCAGACGGATCCCTCGCAGCGCAGCCAGTACAGCGACGGCAAGATCGGCATTCGCAATATCGCCTTGCGCGCGCAGACCTCGATCGTGCGCTGGGCGTTCGATCCGGAAGACGGCGGCCTGCTTGGCGTGTGGCAGCAGCCGATCGCCGGCCCGCAGGTGTTCATCCCGATCACGAAGCTGCTGCTCTTTCGCACGCGCAACGAGCGCAACAACCCGGAAGGGCGCTCGATCCTGAGAAACGCTTACCGTCCGTGGTTTTTCAAAAAGCGTATCGAAGAGATCGAGGGCATCGGCATCGAGCGCGATCTCGCGGGCCTGCCGGTGGCGGCGATTCCGTCTCAATACCTCGATGTGAACGCGGACGCCCAGCAGAAGGCGATCGGCGCGGCATGGAAGCGGCTCGTGACGAACGTGCGGCGCGACCGGCAAGAGGGCATCCTGATCCCAAGCGATCGCGATCAGCACGGCAACCCGCTGTTTGATTTCAAGCTGCTCGCCTCGGGCGGCTCGCGCTCGATCGATACCACGAAGATCGTCGACCGCTACGACAACCGGATCACGGCCACCGTGCTCGCTGACTTCATCATGCTCGGCGCCGGCGGCCGGGGCGGCTCGCACGCGCTCTCGGCGGACAAGACCGATATTTTCGTGACGGCGATCGAGGCGTTTCTCGATACGATCTGCGACACCTTCAATCGGCACCTCTTCCCGCGGCTGTGGAAGCTCAACGGCAAGAGCGTCGAGACCATGCCCGTGATGAAGCACGGCGATATCGAGCGCAAGGATCTCGCGGGCCTCGCCTCGCTGCTCACCGCACTGTCGGGCGCCGGCGCCACGCTCTTCCCGGATGCCGATCTCGAGAACCATATCCGCGAAGAGGCGGGCCTGCCGCCGGCGGCAGAGGACGGCGAAGGGTGGGGCGCACCGGATCCGCAGGAAGCGGCCAACGCGGCGGCCGTCGCCGCGACCGGCGTCGCGAACCCGCAGCCAGGTCAACCGGGCGGCACGCCGGGGGCGAAACCCGGGGCGATTCCTCAGAAAAATCCGGCCGCTCAGAACGGCGCAGGCGCCGCTCGAGCAGCTCAGTCCGATACAAACCCTGCGCCGAAGGCCGCGAAGCCCGCCACGGCGCCAAAATCCAATCCGGGGGCAAAATGAAGCGGTTTTATCTGCGCGCGGGCTCGTTTGAAGAGCTCCGCGATGGCCTGATCATGGCCGGCGTGCTGCAAGAGCTCGGCGGCGGGCACGTGATGCCGACCGGGCACGTGTGGATCATGATGCTCGGCACGATCTTTTCGAAACCTGCAAAGAACGACGAGGGCGAGGTGATCGAGCCGGTGGCGCTCGCCGGGTATCACGCGAATCTCACCGTGTTCGACGGTTTCAAGGGCGATGTGAGCGTGCTCGAGCCGTTCGTGATCGAGGCGCCGACCGACCCGTACATGCCGCACGGTTGATCGCCACCTGATCGCAGCTCGATATCAGGTTTCCATAATCGCAATGAGTTGCTATAGTCGCACCCGCCGGTGCCACCGCACCGGATTCGGCGCGAACAAGGGCCCGCACGCTTCCCCTCGGGGCGTGCGGGCCTTGCCTTTTGTGGCGCGCGCTGGCAAGCTGGGTGTGAAGCCGTTAGAGCCTGAGAGGACCGCCCCATAAGGGTTTGGGGGCGATCGGCAAAAGTTCGTTAACTATCATTACGTCAAATTCGGCAGCCGCTTAATAAAAGCGCGAAGCCAATCAAATCAAGGGCTTGGCGCATCACGCGCCTTTTTACAATCGCACCCTTGCGCATCCCGTAACAATCCCGCCCGCACTGCCCCGCCCCGTGTACGCCTTACAACGTGCGAAAGAGCGCGCCATGCGCTAGTCTGTGCGTGCGCGCCCGGTGCGCGCCTACAATCAACCAAAAGAAAGGACAGGACGGTGCAAATGGCTACGATGATCAACACCCATCGGCTAATCAAGCGACTCACGAGCGAGGGGGAAATGAGCGAGCAGGCCGCGGAGGCCGTTTCCGAAGCGATCAATGAGGCGCTCTCGGATTCGGTCGCCACGAAGGCCGATATCACGGCCGTGCGCGGCGATGTGGCGCTGCTGAAGCAGCAGATCGATACGGTTGAAACGCGCCTTTCGAACAGGCTGTACGTGGTCGGCTTTAGCGTGGTGCTGGCGCTGGGCGTCATTCAACATTTCTTGAAGTGAGGCCCGCGATGCCGGTCATTTACACGGAATTCGATAACGGCTTGGTACTCGCCACCACTGACACGAGCGGCAAGCGCGCGATTCCCGGCAGCGTGTTCCGCTTCGGCGGTGCGGGCCGCACGGGCGAAGGCTGGACGCCCGTCGAGATCTACCAGCGCGGCGGCGTGAGCGCCACAACGAGCCTGCGCATGCCAGAAGGCGAGGTGCGCGCGTTCCTCACCGGGCTCGGCTTAATCGAGGCGGGCGGCATTACAGCGGAATTCCCGCTTAAAGAGATCGCGGATCGCATCGCGCCGGCCGGGGGCGCGTGACGCAAAGGCCAGAGCCTACGCAGGCCGAATACATCGAGCACATGCGAAAGCTCGCAGACGAGCTGCGCTTTCGCATCACCGACGCCAACAAATACCCGCACGATTCGAAGCAGCGCCGCGCCTGCATCGGCACCGCCTATAACGTGCTGCAAGGCACGCTGCGCATATGGGCGGTTCACCCGCAAGACGAGCGTTACCTGCGCGCGATACTGGACGCAGAGGGGGTGCCGGCGCCCCGTGGCTGCGAGCCGCGGCCCGGGCTCGACGAGGAAGATTGACGCCTTTACACGTGGTGTAAAGCCGGGGTTATCCACAGAAACCGTGCATAACCCTGTGCACAAAAAAGCCCGCACGAAGCGGGCTTTTTCTTTGGTGCTGCGTCGGCTTCAGCCGGCCGCGTGCTCGGCGATCAGCACGGCTTTCTGCCGGATGAACGAGACGAGCTCGGCGGGCACGTGCGCGATCGCGTTTGCCATCTTCGCGAGCTCGGCGAGGTGCTGCTCGACGCTCGCTTCGCCGGCCGCGATCGCGCCGCGGATCATGCGCGCCTTCACCTCGACGTACTCGACGAATTCCGCGGGCGTTCCCTGCACGGCCGTGGCCTGCGTGGTGCTCACGATCGCGTCGATGTGCGCCGCGGCCGGGTGATCTCCGAGATCCGTGTCGGGCGTGGCGAGCGCTTGCAGGCGCGCATTCACGATCGGCGGCAACGACAGCGGGTTCGGCGCGGCGAACACCGGCGAGGGCACGAATTCCGGCTGCGGATCAGCGGCAGGCGGCACGGGCGCCGGCGGCGTCTCAATCACAGGCGCATGCGGCGCCGGCTCGAGTGTGGGATCGACCGCCAGGTCAGACGTGGGCGAATCCCCAGCTTGCTCGAGCTGCGCGCTCGGCAATGAGGTGAGCGAACCCGCGGCCGGCGCCGACGACGATTGTGCGAGCTGCTCGTTTTGCTGCGATTCGCTCGAGCTCGGCGACGCCAATGGGGCATCGCTCGAGGTGTTCGCCGGTGCGCCCGCAGCAGAGGCACCGGCGTCCACGTTTCCCGATTCACCTGAACCAGACAGAGCGGCCGGCGACGATTCGCTCGACGAAGCCGTGCCTTGCGTGCTCGTGCCCGCCGGCGCGGTGTTTCCCTGCGCAATGTCCTGAGTTTTCAGGGTATCGCTCGAGGTGTTCTCGATCTGTTGGCCTGCGGCCGTGTTGTCTTGCGTATCGGACATTCTTCAGTGCTCCGGTGCGTAAACGAAAAACGGCCCGAACCCATAGAGGGGCGAGCCGAAGGAAGGGGTGAAGCTGGGGTGCTGCGGGTGCTGCTGTGCTGCTGTGCTGTTATCGACGCGGGGCGAGGATATTCAGCAGGCTCTCGGGCAGGCGCGATTCGGGCACTACCTCGAGCAATTCGATCAGGATCGACGCGTACGGGGGCACCTCGAGCGTGCCGTTCGCCCAGCGCTTCACCGTGGCGTAGTCCTTGCCGGTGATCTCGGATATGCGACGCATCCAGCCTCGCCCGCCAAGCACCGCACCCGCCCGATCGCAAAATTCTGTCGTGTTCATCCGTGCATTATGGCGCATAGCGCGCTGTTTGTGTTACGGTGGGCGCGTCATGCGCTATATTCGCCCATTCTTCAGACGAGGTGATGATGAAACGATTCGCGCTGCTCGCCCTTCCCGTGCTGCTCGCCGCGTGCGCGTCGCCGCCCGGATCGATCCCCGATAGCGCGTTCGGCTGGCAGGAGATCACCGTCGCGAGCACGGCGCCGCAGGTGTTCCGGTCGGTGATGGAGCGTGATCGCCGCTGCGGCAGCTTCGCCGGCGGCTTGCCTGAAGGACAGTTCTATCCGGATCTCGCGCAGCAGCGCATCGATCTCTTCACGCCTCAGTCGTTCGGCCATGCGAGCAGCGGCATCGTGAACGGGCGCATTGATATCGCCCCTGAAGCGGCCGGCACGCGCGTGCGCGTGGGCGTGCGCAATGTGTTCGGCGGTGAGGGGCAAGCGGCCCGGTGGGCGCGCTACATCGCCGACCCCTCGCTTTCCTGCGATGCCTAACGCGCGCGCTGCGCGATGATGTCGTAGGCGCCGCGCAACAGCTCTTGCAGGCGCCGCACTTCGCCCTCGAGCCCGCGCTTATCCCGCACGACCACGGCGAAAACCTCGAGGTGGCCCTCGATCGTGGCTGCGGCCTCGAGCAGGCGCTTCGCTGCGGCCGGCGTCGCCTTTTCGGCATCGCGGCGCAGCTCGTCGGCGAGCTGGGCGGTGTGCGCGCGCGTCTCGCGTTCGTGCTGATCCATCAGAAAAGCGCCCCCTGCGCGAGCTCGAGCTGCGGCTCATCGGCCTTCGGCGCCGGCGCCTCGAGCTGCGGCACCTCGACGGCCGCGGCCGGCGCACGGTACACGGTGCCACCCGCCTCGAGGCTCGCGAACAGGCCGCGGATCGCGTCGTACGCGCTCGCGTGCGCCGTGGGCTTCCCCGGCACGAACCAGCCCGCGTTATGCGGGATATCGTCATTGAACGCGCACCCCAGCTCGCGCGCGAGGGCGCCTAGCGCGGCTTCAGTGCTCTCGAGCAGCTTGGCCGATGGCGGCGCCGTGAGCACGGGCCTCGAGGCCGCAGCGGGCGCGACGAGCGGCACGGGCACGGCCGCGGCCTCGAGCTCGAAGCCCTCTTCTGGCGTTCCCGGCCCCTTCGGATCCTTCCAGACCATCACGCGCGCGAAATCCGCCGGATCCGGAAACCAGCGCGTCGATGCCAGGTCGACGATCGCCTTCGTCTGACGCGTCGGGCACGTGAGCACGTAGCCGGTGAGCTCATATTTGCACCGCTCGATGATGGCCGCGGCCTTCGTTTCGGTTGCCTCGAGCATCACTTCCCCCTGAAGACCGGCTGCGCGAAGCGATCGCGTGCGGCTGCATTGCGGCAGGCCGGCCCGCAGTACGCCGTGCGGCCCTCGCGCGCCTTGCGCATCTGCGAATCGCTGCCGGTGAAGAGCTTGGCGCACCGGGCGCACTTGAGCTGCGCGTTCATGCCTCACCTCGCTCGAGCGCATTACGCTCTGCGAGCCGCGCCTGCTGCTCGTCGTATGCCTCGCCGGCGTCCTGCCAGCCTTCCGGCGGCAGCTTCGCCATAAACAGGCGATCGGCGTCGGTGATCACCGGCTCGCCCGTGGGCGTCTCGTCGGCCGGGTTCGCGCGGTGCAGCTCGATCTCGTTGTCGACCGCCACGCGCAGGCTTTGCGTGCCTACGTATTCCCAGCGCTCGTCGAACGCCCACTCGAAGCCTTCGGGCTCGCCCTTCGCCGGATCGGCGCCGTGCTGATCGAACCAGTGCGCTTCAATGTGATCGAGCCGCGCGCGCTCTTCGTCGAGCTCGCGCTTGAGCTGGGCGACGCGATCGCGCTGCGCCTGCTGCCCTGCGAGGAAGCTCGAGATCAGCGCGGACTCGACGGCCTTGCGCGCTTTTGCATCGAAATTGGGATCGAGGTGAACGTGAACCCCGATCGCCTGCATGTGCTGCTCTACGTCATTACCGGCCGCGTTCCACAGATCGAGCGCCTCGAGCACGGCCGCATGGCTGTCGCGGTGGCCGGCGCCCAGCAGCAGGCCCGCGGCGAGCGCGAGGCGGGAGGATAGGGGCATAGATTCATTCATGATTGACAAATGTTGACGTAATGATGGTTCAGTAACGGGATCCGCAGCCGCACGAGCCCCAGCCGCGGCCGGTGTAGATCACCCCGCTCATGCCGTCCGGGTGCTCGTGCACGTAGTTTTGCGCCCAGCCGATGCAACCCTGAAGGGACAGGCACAGCAGCGCGATCGCGGCGGCTTTCATGCGTGCGCCGCGTCGATGGTGGCGACCAGATCCGCGCTCACGCGCGTGCCCGGATCGAGGCGGAATACGAGCACCTGCAACGGCTTGCCTTCGCCGTCTGCGCCCCATTCGAAGTCGGCGCCGATGAAGCGCTCGGCGAGCCAGCCGAATCTAACGGCCGCGGGCCGGCCGTCCTTGAGCTGCGTCTCGAGCGTGCGGATCCGATCTTGCAGCACGGCCTCGCGATCGAGCGCATCCTGCGCGCGCACCCAATCGCCGTCGAACTCGCTCACCATATCGATGTGCTGGGGCGACAAGCGCTCGCCGTCAAAATAGAGATCGAACCGCTCGAATTGGAAGCTGCGGCGGCTCATACCGTGCCTCGCTTCGGCCATGCCTCGACGTGCGGCGCATGGTTCCCCATTGCGAGCGGATCCTGCGGCCGGCGCTCGATCGTGACGATCACGCCTCGCTGCTCCCACTTCCGCGCGAACCGCAGCGCCTCAGAAGCCGCTTCGACGGTGCTCTCGCCGGTCGGCGGTGCGGTGTAGGCTTCCTTCAACTTCCGAACGTCCGCCCATTCCTGTTCAAGCTGAATGCGCAGTGTGCGGTTATATGCGTCCGCCTCACCCTTGCCGCCATCGGCGCGGGCCTCGGCGAGGATCGCGCGCACGCACCCCACGAAATCACCTTTCTCGAAGTCGAAAAATCCCGGCTCTTTCGCCCACTCGCGGCCGATCTCTTCAATACGTTTGTCGTCCATCACTTTCCCCCGATAGCGCGCAGGTATTCGGCAAGCTGGGCGCGCTGATAACCGATTCCCTTGCCAGTGGTTTGATAGATATCCGCATCGGGCGAGAGGTCGCCGATCATGCGGCGCCGGAAGATCGCCGCGTGCATCACGCGCCGGTAATGCTGCCCGCCGGCGAGCATCACGGAGCGCACGCCAGCCGGCCACGGATCCGCAAAATCGAACCGCGCCACGCTCAACACGTCGCCCATTTCTTCGGCGCGCGCGGGCGTCATGCGCTGCTCATACGGCGCGATCACGCGATGCGCCGGCACGAAGCCGTGCAGCGCAGAGAGCACGATCACGGCCGGCTTCTGATCGGGCATGTGCGCGCGCAACGTCTGCCACATCACGCCCTTGTAGAGATCGATCGCCGGCGCCGGCAGGTGCCCCTTCAGGCCAGAGCAGGCCATGAGAACGAGGTGCGTCATGCTGCCTTCTGAATGAAACGGCGAATCTCGAGATCCGCCAGCGGGTTATAGATCTGCGCGTGAACGAAGCGCGGTTTCTTGCGGCCCAGCACCTTCATCCACTCGATGCCGGCCTTTTTCGCGTTCCCGACGCTCGAAGAGCGCACCCACACGGACGGCCCGCACACGCGGCCGGCGCTCGTGATCGGAAACACCTCGTAGGTCGCGCTCACTCGCCGTCCTCTTCATCAACCGGAAACGGATAGGCCGGCGGCTCTTGCGGCCCGCCCTTCGTGTAGCATTCGTTTGCCATCGTTTTCCCCTCGGAATGTGTCATTGCGGAACGGATCATAAGGCGCATAGCGCGCTCAAGTCAATCAGAAAATGTTACCCCTATGACACTAATTACCAGCATCGGCAGATACAAGCGGTACGCAGTAATCGAGAAGCGGCGGGGCGATGCAGACGAGCAGGCGAAGCTCGAAGCGCTCGCCGCGAAGCTCGAGCCCGAACTTCAGAAGGCGGTGCTCGCCGCGCTCGAGGCGCAGAAGGGATCGATCGACCTGGCGGATCTCGAGCGGGCGCTCGCGTCGGGCGACAAGGAAGCCGTGCTCGAGCTGCTGCACCTCGACGAGTACAAGATCGCCGCCGGCGAGGTGGGCGCCACTATCACGCGCGGCGCCACGGCCGCGGGCCTCGCCACGGCCGCCGCGCTCATTCAGCCGAAGCTCGGCGAGGTGCGCTTCACCTTCGGCGAGCTCAATCCGACGCTCGTGAATCACCTTCAGAACTATCAGCTCAACTTGATCCGCCAGATCAACGAGAAGACGAAGGAAGGCGTGCGGCAGGTGCTCACCGACGCGATCATTGCCGGCGAGAACCCCAAGCAGGCCGCGGTCGCGATCAAGCAGATCGTCGGGCTCACCGAAAAGCAGTCGCAAGCGGTGATGAACTTCCGCGCGCAGCTCGAGAAGATCCACCTCGGCGGCGGCGGCACGTGGGGCATCGGCAACAAGATCGATCGGGTCAACGGCTCGCAGGTGATCCGGCTCGACGAGAACGGCAACCCGAAGGACGGCATTCTCGGGCGCCGGCTGCGGGATTTCCGCTATGACGGCAAGCTGAAGAGCGCGATCGAGAGCGGCAAGCCGCTCACGCAGGCCGAAATCGACAAGATGGTCGACGCCTACGCCCGCAAGTATCTGAAGCACCGCTCGCAGGTGATCGCCCGCACCGAAGCCACGCGCACCAACAATATCGGCATACAGGACGCGTGGCGGCAGGCGATCGACGGCGGCAAGGTGAGCGCGGAGCTCGTGCGGCGCATGTGGATCGTGGCGAAGGACGAGCGGCTGTGCGAGTGGTGCGCGCCGGTACCGCGCCAGAACGGCAAGCGGGGCGTGAAGATGGACGAACCCTTCGCGACGCCAATGGGAAAGGTGATGATGCCGCCCCTGCACCCGCAATGCCGCTGCACGATCTTCATTCAGCTTTTCGAGCCATCGCAACTCGAGGAAGAGGATCAAGCCGCTTGATCGAGCGGATCCAGTGCCCTACCATAGCCTTGATATCACCTGTGACCTCACCGTTTCACCTTCTGAGAGAGTCAAAATGTCAAGGAAAGGGCGGATCTATACGATCGGCAACAGCAAAGGCGGCGTCGGCAAGTCCACGCTCGCCGTACAGATAGCGCTCGGGCTCGCTGCGCGCGGCCATGCCGTCTGGTTTGTGGACGGCGACGAGCAGGCCAACGGGCTCGATGCGATGACCGTGCGCGCGAACAACGGGCAAACGCCACCGGATGCGGCCAACTATCACAAGGGGCCGAACCTGCGCGCGCAGGTGAAGCTACAGGCCCACAAGTACGATTTCACCATCATTGACGCCGGCGGGCGCGATAACGGCGCGCTGCGCGCGGCCCTCACCCTCTCCCATGCGGCGGTCGTGCCCTTCAAGCCCCGCGGCTTCGATACGTGGGCGCTGCCGAAATTCGACGAGATCATGCGCGATGTGCTCGACGTGCACGAAGAGCTCGAGGTGTATGCGCTGATCAACGAGGCGGATTCAGCCGGCCCGGATAACGACGACGCGCTGCGCGCCGTGTGCGCCTTCGAGTACATGCGCCCCCTCGCGCTGCAAATCGGAAGCCGCAAGGTGATCCCCACCGCCAGCACGACCGGCCGTTACGTCGACGAGCTGCGCACCAACAAGCCGTCCGTGCTCGCCGCGTGCAAAGAGATCGGCGAGCTTGTAACGATGATCGAGCATCACCGCTTCGCGGTGCGCCAGATCGAAGCCGTCGAAGACGACGAGGTGTAATCATGGCAATTCAACGCAAGCCCACGACCAAGCAGGCGCAGGCCAAAGAGAAAGCCCTCGATCGGATCGTCTCGGAAGCCCCGGACGAGCGCGGCAAGCCAGAGCGCGAGGCAAAAAAGGTAATCAGCCTCACCGTTTTCCCCTCTGTGATCAAAGCCGTGGATCGAGCTGCGGCACGCCGCGGCATGAGTCGCGCCGCATTTTTCTCGATGGCCGTAACTCGCGCCATTGAGGACGAAGAGAACCGTTAAACTGCTCGCCGGCGCATACAAAGCGCCTCGTTTTGCATAAAGTGCCAACTTGCGCCAAATCGCAAACTGGCACTTTCCCCTTCAGATCCCCCTCGTTCGCACCCATGCCGAAGACACCCACGAAGCCGCCCGCGCTTCGTGCTTCCCATTGCGACGAGGGGTTCGATGCAGACCAAAAACCTGCCGCTGCTGAACGCGCGGCTGCTATTCGAAAAGATCGACAAGGCTATCTCCCGATGGCCCAAGGGCTCGCCGAAAGGCGGGCAATTCGCGCCTAGCGGCGCCGGCAGCGCGGCCTCGGGCGATCTCTTCGCCCCGCCGGCGCACAGCTCGAGCTCGAGCGGCCCGCACGGCGTGCTGCCCCGCGGCGCGGCCTTCCACGCTCAGAAAGACGATCACGGCAATTCTGTCGTCGTGCACGCGCCCACGCCGGCGAGCGCGCCTTCGACCTGGACTCACGCGGGCAAGACGGCCACGTTCGTCCCGGGCGGCAGCGCCCCGGCAACGCTCAACGGCACGAAGCTCGAGCCGTGGCACGACGCGCCCACTGATCACGCCGGCTGGCGGAAGGTCGAGGGCACGAACCCGGCGCTCGAGCACGACGCGCCGTTCCTGCCGCACCCGCAGAAGTACACGGCCGCCGGCGTGGTAATCGAGGAACCGGACGGCCGCGTATGGCTCACGAAGCCGACGAACCATTACGGCGGGTATCAGCACACCTTCCCGAAGGGCACCGCAGAGCCCGGCCTCACGCTTCAGCAGAACGCCATCAAAGAGGCCTACGAGGAAACCGGCCTGAAGGTGCAGATCACGGGCGTGCTGGGCGACTACGACCGCGACACGAGCCGTGCCCGCGTGTTCACGGCGAAGCGCGTGGGCGGCACCCCGACCGCGATGGGCTGGGAATCGCAGGCGATGCGGCTCGTTCCGCGCGAGCAGCTCCACGATTACCTGAACAAGCACGTCGACAAGGGCATCGCGAGCGACTACCAGTGGGAGACGCCCCACCCGGCCGGCAAGGTGAAGAAGAACGCCAAGCAGCCGCGATGGCCGAAGGGCTCGCCGCTGGGCGGCCAGTGGAAGTCGGCCGGCTCGGACGGCTTCACGGCGCCGCCGAAGATCGGCTCTGCCACGAACCCCACCTACCAGAAGATCGCGGACGGCATGCACAAGGCCGCGCAGGCGGGCGATTGGAAGCACGTGCAGGAAGCAACCGCGAAGCTCGACGCCAAGGTGGCCGGCCACGCCTCGAAGGACAAGCTCAACTCCCACGACAAATGGGCCGCGCAGGCGCACCAGTACGGCAAGGAGCTGCTCGCGGAGAAGGAGCACAAGACGAAGGCCGTGGCGAGCGTGCACGCCATCACCGGCCCGGAAAAGCTCTCGACCTGGACGAAGGTCGGCGCCAAACCCGGCGGCTCGAGCGACGGCGCGATCTACAAGGATCAGCACGGGCAGAAGTGGCTCGTGAAGAGCTACGGCGACGACGATATGGCGAAGAGCGAGGTGCTCGCCTCGCACCTGCTGCACGCCACCGGCGCCGGCGCGGCCGAAATGAAGCTCGTCGATCTCGGCGGCGCCCACAAGGGCGGGCTCGGCGTGGCGTCCAAGATGCTCGAGGGGCACGAGGCGCTGAACGCCGGCAACCTGATGCACAAGATGGCCGCGCAGAAGGATTTCGCCGCGCACGCATGGCTCGCGAACTGGGACGCGATCGGCCTCTCGCACGACAACACGGTGATGCACGGCGGCAAGGCCGTGAACATCGACCCGGGCGGCGCCCTCGATTACAAGGCGATGGGCGGCAAGAAGGGCGCGCTCTTCGGCACCACGGTCGGCGAGCTGGACACGATGCGCGACGCGAGCATCAACCCCTCGGCGAAATCGATCTACGGGCCGATGACGCACAGCGATATGGTGAAGAGCGCAGAAGGCGTGCTCGCGCTGCCGCCGGAAACCATCAAGAAGCTCGTCGACACCTACGGCCCGGGCGATGCCACGCACAAGGCCGCGCTCACCGCCAAGCTGCTCGCGCGGCAGCAGGATCTCGCCTCGAAGCTGGGCGCCGCACCTGCGCACAAAACACCTCACCTTGATAGCGCTCCCGTATCAGCTCACCATACACCTGATATCGCCGCGCACGCGCCGGTGAAGCCGCATATCAACGGCGTGGCGTACGCGTCGGTCGCCGACGAGATCGAGGCCGCGCACAAGGCCGGCAACAAGGCGGCCGTCGAGCAGGCGCTCGCGGGCGTTCCGGACAACACCCTGAAGGGCAAGAAGGTGCACGCCTACGGCGCAGAAGTGCTCGCGCACCTCGCGGCCAATGGCGGCAAGCCCGCGGCGAAGCCGATGCCGGCCGTCCCTGATGTGAGCAAAGAGACGTGGGGCCACACGATCGGTGATGCGCAGGCACACCACGCGAACGACGCGCCGGAAGGCTTGAAGCACCTGCACACGACGATGGGCGGCATGAAGAGCCCCGCAAGCCAGAAGGTGAAGGCCTACGTCTCGGCGCTGCACGAACATCTCACCGGCAAGGCGCTCGAGGCGCCCGCGCCGGCCGCAGAGCCCGCGAAGCCGCTGCGCGCGCCGAAAGCCGCTGAAGCGCACGTCGCCGTCGCCACGGCGCACGCCGCGCAGGCCGCGACGCCGATCGCGCTGCCGGCCAAGCCGACGAAGCTCTCGAGCGCGGCGAACCCGAATCACGGCCTGATCAAAAAGGTCGACGCCATGCACGCGCACGCGGAAGCGTTCGCGGCCGGCTCGATCCCGAAAGACGTGGCACTGGCGGCGATCGCATCGCACACCTTCGGCAGCAACACCTTCGGCAAGACGGCCGCGAAGCATCAAGCCAACTTGATCGCGGCGATCGCCTCGAGCACGAAGGAGCACGTCGCAGAGCAGGCGAAGGCCCACGCGGACGCCGTGCAGGCGCACGCAGCAGCGGCCAAGCCGGCGAAGAAAGAGCCGAAATTCGACCCGGCCAAGCTCTCGACCCCGCCGAACTTTATGTCGTGGGGCGCCACCGGCAAGCCCGGCCCCAGCTCGAAGCAGGCGATCAACGAGGCGAACGCGTACGCCGTGGGCCAGATCCACGAGGCGGCGAAGACTGGCAAGCCCGAAGCGATCGACGCGGTGAAGCTGCCGGTCGTGGCCGACGCAGCCGGCACCGTGAAGCACGTGAGCCCCAGCGAGCACCCCTCGCAGCACGTGAAGGGCTTCGCGCAGCAGATGAAGAACGAGATCGACGCGCAGCTCAACCCGCCCAAGAAATTCCGCCTCGCCGAAGGGCACCCGCTGCATGCGCTCGACGCGATGTTCCCGGCACACAAGGGCGCAACGAGCGGCGCCGGCGTAAAGAACGTCGCCAAGTACATCGAGCTCGGCGCCCCGGGCGCGCTGCACAAGCCCCTCGATCTGCCGAAAATCACCTTCAAGGGCAAGAAGCTCACCACTTCGACATACGCGAAGACCGCGCAGACGGGTTTCGCGAAGCTGGGCGCCACCCAGCAACAGGCGGTGCAGTCCTATACCGGCTCGGGCTATCACGAGATGAATAGCTCGCTCTGGAAGGGCGCCCCGAACGAGCAAGCAAAGGCGGCGAACTCGGCGATCCACACGATTGGCCACGAGATCGCCCCGGGCACGATCCTCTCGCGGAAGATCTCGATCAGCGGATCGGACCTCGAGCAGGTGCTCGCCAGCACGGGCAAAGTGATTCAGGAACCCGCTATCATGTCCACATCGATTAGCCCCGATGTGTGGAGCGGTAACGTTCACCTGAAAATGACGGTCGGCCCGGGCGTGAAAGGCCTGTACGTTGGCCAAGGTTCGAACCCGACCGGCGGCTCGATCTCGCACTTCAGCAACGAGAAAGAGATCCTGCTGCCGGCGAACACCCGCCTGCACGTTCAGAAGGTGGAGACGAATCACGGCACGCCGGATGCAGACGGCTTCGGTAACGGCCTCTCGCATATCGTGCACGTGATCGTGCTGCCGACCCACGCGAGCGATAAGGAGTAAAGCGCATGGCTTTCCAGATGGACACCACAACGAAAGCGGGATCGTCCGGCTTTCATATCGCGATGGACAAGGTCAACGGCCAAAAGCCGTACCTTGGCGATCCGGAAGTGATCGGCGCGCTCGTGCGCCAGGTCGTCTCGCAGACAGCGCAGCGCATCGGCCAGGTCGCCGATGGCCAGCTCGAGCAGAACGTCGCGGCCGACGCGAACCGGGACGATGTGCTCGCGCTGGCGGCAGTGCTCTGCGGCGAGAATGATGCCTTCGAGACGGTCGGCGATTGGAACCCGCACGGGCTCGCGATCGCCGTGCGCCAGAATCTCGCGCCCTCGCTCGATGCAGAAGCCGCGGCCGACGATACGGACGCGGTGCAGCAGGCGTGCGCCGTTCTCATGCTCGAGGTGTATGAGGTGATCGGCACGCTCATGCAGGACGGCAATCAGGAAGCCGCGACCGACGCGCTCGAGGGCGTGATCGGCGATTTCACAAACCTATTCGCAGGCCTGCCGGTGGACGGCGATCTGCAAGAACAAGAGGACGCGCCGTGAAGGGCAAGCACATCGAATGCATCGACAATTACGTCAAGGTGCACATCAACGGGATTAACGAGCGGTATGCCGGGGTGATGGCCGGCAAGATCTCGGGCCCGGTTGCGCAGGCGATCGATCTCGAGTCGACCAACCAGCTCGCCGAAGCGCTCGGCGCGCGCGAGGACGCGGAGCGCATCGCAGAGCAGGCGCACGCGCAACTCTACATTCACCTGCCGAAGGATCTGCCGGATACCCCGGCCGTGCTGAAGGGCGTGTGCGCGATCCTCACGCTCGAGGCCTATGCCGTCTTGAAAGATCTCGCGCTCTCGGGCGATACGGACGGCGCGAAAACCGCCTTCGAAGCGCTCGCCGACAAGTACTCGGATCTCTTCACCTGTAAGATCGCGCTGCTGCACTGACGCTGTTTTGCCGTGATCGGTTGCACATTTCGATCGATCACGGCTAAGATACGCGGCAATTCTTCATTTCCCCCCTTCGGACACACCTGAGATAAGCCCGCAGCACAGCCTCGCCCCCTTGGCGAACCCGGCGTGCTTGCATCCCACGGCTCATTTCCCCGAAGGGTTCCCTTGGAACAGATCGGCATTACCTTTGCGTTTGCGAAAGCAGACAACGAAGGCCGCTATGTGCGCGGCTGGGCTTCTGTCGTCTCTAAGGACGGCGAGCCCGTAGAGGATTGGCAGGGCGACGTGATCCACATCGAGGATCTGCGCACTGCCGCTCATCAATTCATCACCGACACCCGCGTCGCGAAAGCGATGCACAACGGCTCGCAGATCGGCGAAGTCGTTGAATCCCTCATCGTTGACGACGAAGTAGCCAAAGCGCTCGGCATCACGGACCCCCGCCGCGGGTGGTTCGTGGGCATGCACGTCCATTCCCCCGAAATCCAAAAGCGCGTCCGCAGCGGAGAGCTCACGGCTTTCTCGATCGGCGGGCGCGGTACGCGCAAAGAGATCGCCTGATGCCGAAGCAACTTACGAACCTCGTGCTCGAAGAGCTCTCGCTCGTCGACGAAGGCGCGAATGAAGAATCGCGCGTGCTGATCGCCAAGCGCAAGCCCGAAGAGATGGATCCGAAGACCGGCAAGCCGAAGAAACCCGGCTCGATGCTCGGCACCAGCTCGAGCCCGGGCGTGATCAACGGCGACCCGGCAACCAGCACCCCGAACGCAGGCGCAGACGCAGGCGCGGCCGTCGCAAAGGCGCGGCTCGCGATGCTTCAGCACCTCCCCGATTTTGCAGATCAATTGATCGCGAAAGCTCTGGCAGCGAGCCCCGCTGCCGACCAGAACGCAGCCGCATTGGCTGCGGCTTCCATCACGGAGATTTTCATGGACTTGGCACAACTGTCCGCCGCTCTCGAGAAAGCCGAAGCCGATAACGCAGTGCACAAAGCACGTGCGGACGCGGCCGAAGCACTCGTGAAATCGCACGAAACCACGATCGCAAAGATGAAGGGCGACCTCGAGGAAGTGCAGAAGGGCCGCGGCCTGACCGACGAACAGCAAGACGAGCAGTTCCTCAAGGGCCTGCCCGAAGGCGTGCGCAATCGCATCGTCGCCGATCGCGCAGCAACGAAGCTGGCGCTCGAGTCGGTCGAGAAGATGCGCAGCGAGAAGGAAGAAGGCGAAGCGATCGCGAAGGCCCGCACGCTGGGCGTGGCGGAACCGGAAAGGGCCGGCCCGCTGCTCGTTCGCGTCGCCAAGGGCATGACCACGGCTGATGACGTGGCAACGATCGAAACGATCCTGAAGGCCGCGGGCGCGCAAGCGACCGAAGGTGGCCTGTTCCGCGCGCACGGCACGAATGCCGGTGCGCACGTCGATGGCACCGATCCGGAAGCCGCGCTGAACGCAGCGGCAACCGAAATCGCCAAGTCGAAGGGCCTCTCGCACGCGAAGGCCTACGAGCTGGCGATGAAGGAAAACCCGGGCCTGTATCAGGCCTACATCGCAAAGCGCCGCTAACCGGCCTCTGTTGAAACCCTGTCGCGGCGCCTTCGGGCGTCGCTTTTGAACGCTCAATTTTCGGAGTTTCTATGAGCTGGGAACAAGACATTAAGTCGATCTCGCGCACCGCTGCGGTCGATCTGTCGGCGCTGCGCAATCGCTTCGTCTCGCAAAACAACCTCGGGCAAGTGCAGCCCACGGCCGCAGGCGCCAAGGCGCTCGGCGTGAACCGCACGAACCCGCTGGCCGGAAACATCTGCACGGTGGCGTACGCCGGCGTGCTGAAGGTCCAGGTCGGCGCAACGGCCGTCACGGCAGGCGATCAGGTGGCGGCAGCAGCGGGCGGCTTGGCCGTCACCGCAGCGACCGGCAACGTGATCAACGGCGAAGCGCTCGATTCGGGCAACCCCGGCGACGTTATCCCGGTGCTGCTCTTCACCGGCGGTAAGGCTTAAAGCCCCGCAGAGCAAACCCATTCCGCAATTTTAGGAGAGCAGCAACATGAATCCGACTCCGGGCGACGTTCACGTCAATACCCCGCTCACGAACATTTCGATCGCGTATATCCAAGACGCATCGGCGTTCGTGGCCTCGCAAGTGTTTCCGAACATTCCCGTTTCGAAGCAAAGCGATCGTTACTACACGTACGACCGCGGCGAATTCAACCGGGACGAAATGCAGGAACGCGCACCTGCAACCGAATCGGCCGGCGGCGGCTACAACGTGGACAACACGCCCACGTATTTCGCCCCGCGCTACTCGTTCCACCGCGACGTGCCGGATGAAGTGCGCGCGAACGCCGACGCGGTGCTCAACGTCGACAGCGAGGCAACGATCTACGTCACGCAAAAGGCGCTGATCAAGAAAGAGAAGCTGTTCACCGCGAAGTATCTGAAGTCGGGCGTGTGGACGCACGATTACTCGGGCGTGGCTTCGGCACCGGGCGCGAATCAGGTGGTCAAGTGGAGCTCGGCGAGCTCGACGCCGATCGAAAACATCCGTATGGCGAAGCGCACGATCCGCCAAGACACCGGCTACGAGCCGAACACGCTTGTGCTGGGCCGCGTGGTGTACGACGCGCTGCTCGATCACCCGGAAATCATCGACCGCGTGAAGTACGGCCAAACGGCCGGCGCCCCGGCTGATGTGAACGACGCCGACCTGGCGAAGCTCTTCAAGGTGCAGCGCATCCTCGTGATGAACGCGATCGAGAACACCGCGAAGGAAGGGCAGGCTCCGAGTCACCAGTTCATCGGTGGCGCAAGCGCACTGCTGTGCTACAGCACGCCGACGCCGGGCCTGATGACCCCGACCGCGGGTTACACGTTCTCGTGGACCGGCCTGCTGGGCTCGGGCGCAGACGGCGCGCGGATCCGCTCGTTCCGCATGGAAGCGATCGGCGCGGATCGCGTGGAAATCGATATGTCGTTCGCCTGCCAGCTCGTCGGCGCCGACCTCGGTTTCTACTTCGGCGCGATCGCCTAAGCGGCAGCGCCACGGCGCAAAAGGCGGCACGGGCACCCCTCGTGCCGCCTTTTTTTCACCCCTTCAAGGAACTCCCCACATGCCACGCACCAAGTACGACCGTATTCCGTTTTCCACCCTCTTCCAATTCGTCGTGATCAAGGCCTTCGAGCTCGAGGCCGAAAAGCTGCGCGCCGGCGACGTGATCGATCGCGAGGACGTGACGAACGAGCGCCTGTTCCGCCAGCTTCACGAGGGCCGCTTCATCGACGTTCGCACCGATGCAGACGGCAATCCGATCGTGATCGGCACGGCCGAAAAGCCGGCCCGCCAGCCGGCTCCCGAACCCTCGCCCGATGCAAACCTCGAGCAGGCGGTCGCGAGCGGCGACACGGCCCCCGTAGGCGGTGGGCTCGAGGCTCGGCACGAAGGCTTCGGCAAGTGGTTCGTGTTCGCCGGCGAAGTGAAGGTAAGCGGCCCGCACTCGAAGGACGAAGCACTGAAGAAGGCCGGCGCGAAGCCGGCGAAAAAGGCCGCGTAACAGGGGAACCGCATGGGTATCTTTAGCACCGCCCTCGTCGTCGAAGATGGCACCGGCATCGCCGGCGCCGACAGCTACATCGGCGTCGATGATCTGAAGCAGTACTGCGCCAACGTGGGCTATGCGATCGATGCCAGCTCGAGCGACGAGTACCTCGCCACGCGCCTGCGTGCGGCGACCAACTGGATCGATACCGCGTTTCGCTACAAGGGCACGCGCATCACCGCGGCGCAGTCGCTCGAGTTTCCGCGCGCAGGCCTGCTCGATTGGAGCTCGCAGCCGGTGACAGGCGTGCCGCTGCGCGTGGCGAAGGCGTGCGCAGAGCTCGCCTTCAAGGCGATCGCGGACGTGGATCTCTTTCAGGATCTCGAGCGCGGCGGGATGATCCACAGCGAAACGGTCGGACCGATCTCCACCACGTACGCGGAGAGCGCGCCGGCGCAGAAGGTGTATCAGCAGGCCACGGCGTTCCTCGAGCAGTACGTGCGCGACAAGGACTACATGCTTGCGGCGCCCCAGCTCGCGGGGCCGGTGGCCGAAGATCCGGTACCGCCGTCCTACTTCCACAACGATATGCAGCACAACCCGGGCAGCAACACGGGCGGCGCTGAAGATCTCGCTGAGTGAGGTAGGCCGTGGGTAAGTACGACAGCCAAGCGGCGACCGCGCTGCGGATCCTGACGAAGAAAGGCGGCCTGATCACCATCGAGCGCGAGCGGCCCGCCTCGATGGATCCGGTCACGCGCCGCGAGGTGCCGGCCGATGCCACGACGCGCACCTTCGCGTGCCTGAAGCTGCCCGCGGGCTCGTCGCTCGCGCTCGTGCCGCAAACCCTGCGCGAAAAGATCGAGGTCGAGCTGCACCTCTCGCAACAAGGCGTGCGCGATTTCGAGCCGGCCCCGGGCGACGTGGCCGTGGTGGGCGCGGTGCGGTACCGCATCCTCTGGTCGCGCACCTACGATCCGGCCAGCGACGGCGCCGTGTACACCCTCGCCTACGGGGCGCGCTGATGGCGAGCTCGGGCGAAAAATTCCGTATGGCGATGGGGAAATGGGCGAGCAAGTCGCAGGCCCAGCTCGACGCCCTCGCGCGCCAAACCACGCAGGAGGTGGCGAAGGCCGTGGTGCTCGCCACGCCGGTCGACACTGGCTTTCTGCGCGGCTCGTGGCAACCCTCGGTGGGCGCTGTCCAGGTCGCCGATTCCGCGAGCGTCGGGCTCGACGCCGGCGGCGCCGCGGCTATCTCGCAGATCTCGCTCGCGGTGGCCGGCATGAAAACGGGCGACGTGTTCCACATGCGCAATAACGCCGCGTACGCGCGCCGGCTCGAGTACGGCTTCGTCGGGCAGGACTCGCTCGGGCGCACGTACAACCAAGCCGGCCGGTATTACGTGAGCGACACCATCAAGTCGTGGCCGCAGATCGTCGCGCGCGTGGCGAAGGATCTGAAGCTGTGATGCGCCGCTCGCCCATGAAACGCAGCACGCCGCTCGCGCGCTCGGCGCCGATCGCGCGCAGCTCGAGCTCGAGCTCGTCGCTGAAGAGCGCCGGCTTCAAAAAGAAGCGCGGCAGGGCCAAGCGCCCCGCCGGCTATGCCGACGCGAAGATGCGCAACGCCTGCGCCGGCCAGCCCTGTTATCTGCGCTATCCGGGCGTGTGCTGCGGCGATCACCTCACGGTGGTGCCCGCGCATTCGAACGAGGGCGCGCACGGCAAGGGCGGCGCCCTGAAGGCGCGCGATCGCTTCACGCTGCCCGCCTGCCACACGTGCCATTACGAACACGATCAGGGCAAGCGCTTCGACTACGAATACAAGTGCGCGCGGTGGCGTGCGGCTTACCGCGAATGGACGCCCGCGCGCGCGCGCCTGCTGGGGCACGAGCTCGAGGCTGAAGACGCTGAATTTACGGAGATCCTATGAGCGGCGCCGCCCTCTTTCATGATCAATTACGCTCTGCCGTGCGCGCGCGCCTGCTCGAGCTCGTGAAGTGCTCGAGCGGCCCCCTCGAGGGCGTGATCGCCGCCGGCAAGTCGTTCACGCGCGTGGACGGCGGCAGCTTCTTCGCCGATGGCTTCACCCCGGGCGACGAGATCACCGCAAGCGGCATCGATGGCGTGATGTATGTCCGCGGGGTGCAAGATGCGCAACTCACCGTGGATCGCTTGCCCGCGTCGGTCGCGGGTGGCATGATTTCGCCCGTGACGTTTTCTTGTGGCCTGCCGATCGGCATGGCGTGGGAAGACGTGATTTTCTCCCCTGTTGACGGCCAGCCTTACATAGCTGAGAGCATCCGGCCGATCTCTTCCGTAGTGCGCGGCCTCGGCAAAGGTGGCCTGCAAGCGCACACGGTCTCCGCGAATTTTGTTGTGAACTATCCGGCCACGGTCGGCGCTCGAGGCGCTGAACTGATGGCCGGTGCAATGCTGGATCTCTTCGAGCCCGGAAGCCAGCTTGTGTATGGATCCTCGTCGGGCACTGTGACTGCCGCAGAGCGCAAGCCGCTCTTGCTCAATGCTGATTTCATCGGCGTCCCGGTGCTGATAACCCTTGTCGGTTACACCGCGCGTATCTGATCCATTTTTCACACACGAGGGGCTATGTCCACCACTCAACAGGCAGTAACCGCATCGATAGCGTACGCGGCTGAAAGCACTTTCGGCGTGGCGGCATTGCCCGCAACCGGCAAGGCAATGCGCCGCGTGAGCTCGACGCTCGCGATCTCGAAAGACACCTTCAAATCGGCCGAAGTGCGCGCCGATCAGCAGGTTTCCGATATGCGCCACGGCCTGCACAAGGTCGGCGGCACGATCTCGGCAGAGCTCTCGACGCAATCCTTCGACGATCTGCTCGCCGCGCTGTGCCGCAGCTCGTGGCAGGCCGGCATCACCGCCAGTCAGACCGATTTCACCGGCGTCACCGCGAGCGCAGCCAGCAGCAAATTCACGAACGCTTCGGGCTCGTGGATCACGAAGGGCTTCAAGGTCGGCGACGTGGTGCGCTTCACCGGCCTCACGCCGGACGGCAACAACAACAAGAATTTCCGCATCCTGTCGATGACGGCCGCGGATATCGCTGTTTTCCCGGCGCCGCTCGATATGGTCTCGCAGGCGAACTTCACGATCACGGTCGTGGGGAAGAAGCTGCTGATCGGCACGGATCAGCCGTCCTTCACGGTCGAGCAGAATTACACCGATGTGGACGTGAGCGAGCTCTTCACGGGCATGCGCGTCGACAAGGGGCAATTCAAGCTCCCCGTGAACGGCATGGCGACGATCGATATCGATTTCGTGGGCCAAGACGGCAAGGTGCTCACCGGCGGCTCGGCGCCCTACTTCCCGAACCCGACCGCGGCCCCGAACACAGGCATCCTCGCCGGCCCTTCGGGCTCGATCGATATCGGCGGCACCTCGCAGGGCGTCGTGACGGCGTGCGATTTCATGATCGCGCACTCGTGCTCGGCGCCGGCGGTGGTGGGCTCGGTGATCTCGCCGAACATCTTCTACGGCCGAACCGAAATCAGCGGCACGATCGCGGCTTACCTTCAGGACGCGAGCCTGCTCAATGCGTTCCTGATGGAATCCGAGATCGATATCGTCGTGCAGCTCGACGCGGCCCCGCCCGCTGATGGCAGCGCGCCGGACTTCCTGTGCTTCGGCTTCCACCGCGTGAAATTCACCGGCGCCACGAAAACGCTCGCCGGCGACGGTGGCGTGATCGTCACCCTCCCCTTCGAATCGCTGCTCGCGAACGCCACGAACGGCAACGACGCTTCGTCGGTCGTGATCCAGCGCAGCAACGCGGCTTAACGGCTACGCACCCGGCCGGCGCTCGTACAGGCCGGCCCCTCCCTATTCCTTCGCCTTAATCAGCCATGAACGAACAAGACCTCGAGCTCGAGATCCAGAAGAAAGGCCTCAATGCGCCCCGCCTCACGCCCGACGATATCGACGCGGTGATCGCCGACGAGCAATACCACGTGTTTCCCGGCACCACGCTCACCGTGTGCGCGCTCACGCTGAAGAACGGTTTTCAGGTGACCGGCGAAAGCGCGGCCGTGAGCTTCGGCAACTTCGACCCGGAAATCGGGCGCCAGGTCGCGCGCAAAAACGCCCGCGAAAAGATCTGGGCGCTCGAGGGCTACCTGCTCAAGCAACGGCTCAACTGCCCGCCGCAGGAGCTCGTCCGCGCGCGCAAAGCGGTCGAGAACGTGCGCCGCGCCTACTTCAATCGCAACCCGGCGAACACCCCGCTTGCGGCCGGCTTCAACGCGATTTTGAGCGAGCTGGACGGCAAGCCGACCACGTTCGTCGAGTAACCCCTTCACCCCTTCACAGAACAGAGAAAGCACATGGACTTCGAATTTGATACCCGCGTCGACTCGGTTTCGCTTTCCGAAGCCGGCGTCGAGCTCGCGCTGAACGATGCGCGCGGCCTGCCGATGGTGAGCAAGGGCGGCGCCGTCTCGGTGACGGTGCTGGGCCCGGATGCGGCCGGCTACCGCACGGCGATCGAGAACGTGGCGCGGGCGCGCGCAGAGCGCGTCGAGAAGGCGAAAGCCGCCGGCGTGGAGTACTCCGACGCCCCGAACGAGAACGAGATCGCCGTGCTCACGGCCATCACGATCGCGTGGAAGAACGTGAACACGAGCGCGGGCGAGCCGGTGGAATTCTCCGCTGCGAACGTGCGCGCGCTGTACGCGTACCCGGTCGTGCGCGAGCAGGTTGATCGCTTCGTGTCGACCCGCGCAAATTTTTTGAAGGCGTCGTCGCCGGCCTGATGGCCCATGCAGAGCACCACTTCGAGCGCGGGCGCTCGGCGGGCGGCGCAGCCGTCTCCGATCACCTCGCCTCGGTGGCGCGGCAGCTCGGCAAGCCCATACAGGCGATCGCCGCTGCACCCCCTGAATTACCCCTCGGAGCCCGCCATATTTGGCGGGCTTTTTTGGAGCTGCATCGAACGCGCAGCGGCGGATTCGGCCCCGGGCCGATCACGTACGCGGAGATCGACGCATGGCAGCGAACTATGTGCCTTCGCCTGCTGCCGTGGGAGATCTTCGCGCTGCGCCGGGTGGACGACGCCTTTCTCGAATCGACCATGAAACAGCCGGAAACGGTGAAGTGATCTAGGAGTGTTGTTAGATGGCAGACGATATCGTTCCGCTTGGGTTTGACGTTGATACCTCGGGGCTCAACTCGGCGAAGAAGGAAGCCGCGAGCGCCGCGAGCGAGATCAGCAAGCTCGGCGATGTGGTCGACAAACTGGCGAAGGCCGCGAGCAACCTGAACAGCGCGGCGATGAAGCCGCTCGAGCAGACCACGAAGGCCGTCACCACGGACGCCAAGGCGCTATCCGATGCGCTCAAGCCGCTCGACGAGAACACGAAGAAGGCCGCGACCGACCTCGCGCAGCTCGTTGAGATCCAAAAGAAGGCCGCAGCCACCGGCGACGCTCACTTGCAAGCCACCAGCGGGCTCGCCAAGCAGATCGAGGCGCTCGCCGGGAAGCTGAACTCGAGCGCCGCGGCGCACGATCGGATGAACACGGCCGCAAGCCGCACCGGCAAAAACGCGCAGGAAGCCACCGACAAGCTGACCGGCTTCGCTTCGGTGCTCGACAAGCTGAAGAACGCCGGCGGTACCGCGGAAAGCAGCGTCGGCAAGATCGGCCAGAACTTCGCGCAGGTGGGCGAGGTGCTGGGCGGCGGCGGCCACGGCGGCGGTGGCGTTACGGCCGCGCTCGGGCTCGCGCAGCGCGCTTTTCAGGGGCTCACGGGCTTCGTTACCGGCTCGGCTGTCGGCGCCATGACCGGCATCGCCGCCGGCGTGGCGGTGGTTTCTGCCGCGTACATGAAGCTGCAAGGCGTGCTCGCCGAATCGCAGGACGAATATCGCCTGCTCTCGGGGCAGATCCGCATCGCCGTGCACGACGCCGACCTGGCGGCCGAAGCGACGCAGCGCGTTATCGATAGCGCGAACCGGGCGGGGATCTCTGTCGAAGCCTATGCGGACACCTTCACCCGCTTCGAGCGGATCCGCAAGGAAATGGGCCTCACCACGGAAGGCGTGCTCGACTTCACCGAAGCGATCACGAAGCTCGGGAAGATCTCGGGCTCGTCGCCGCAGCAAATCCAGATGGGTTTGATGCAGCTCTCGCAGGGCCTCGGCTCGGGCAAGCTGCAAGGCCAAGACCTGAAATTCATGATGGAAGACATGCCGGCCCTTGGCGAGTACATCGCGAAGGGCATGGGCGTGTCCATCGGCCGGCTCAAGGATATGGGCTCGAATGGCGAGCTCACGCCTGAGAAGGTGGTCGGCGCGCTGAAAAAATCGTACGAAGATATCGACAAGGAAGCCGCGCACCTGCCCGAAACCGTGGCGCAGGCCACGCAGCGCATGAAAAACGACTTCGGCGGGCTCAAGGCCGCGCTCGGCGAAGTGCTGATGTCGACGCAGGTGGTGCAGGCCGGCCTCAATGCGATGGATGGCGGCATGCAGTGGGCGAAGAACCGGCTCACTGACAATTACACGCTCGCCCAGCTCGAGAAGCTGAAGGCCGATCTGCAAAAGGATCAGGTCGATTTCCGCATGCAGGGCATGAACACGTCGGGCCTCGACGCGCGCATGAAAGAAGTGCAGGCCTTGATCGACAAGCAGCAAAAGGCCGCAGCCGCGTCGAAGAAAGAAGCCGCGGAGCAGCCTGAGCACGATGCCGACAACCTCAAGACGCGCATCGCCGAATCAGACACCTACGCGAAGAAGCAGAAAGAGCTCAAGCAGAACATCGCCGATGTGACGGCGCAGATCGAGAAGCTCAATAACGGCATCGGCTACAGCACCGACAAGGACAAGGCCGATAAGCTCGATTACTTCACGCGCGCGCTCGGCCGCATGAATGAGGAAATGCGCAAGAGCGGCACGGCCGCGCAGCAAATGGCGCAGTCGCTCGATAACGCGACGTCCGATCGCAATATCTACGGCATCGGCTCGAGCGGGATCGCGCAGAGCACGCGCAAGCTCTCCGAAGACGCGGCGAGCAAAGGCCAGCCAATTATCCCGGGCGACTACGACGCATTGTTCGCGAAGGGCGAGCTGTCGACCAACATCGATAAGAACGCGCTCGCCAGCATCTCGGCGAAGGCGGAGCTCTCGAAGATGGGCGGCGTCGGCGCATCGGGCAGCACGCGCGCGAAGCTCAACGCGGCAGCGAGCGCGGAGCAATACCGGGCGCAAACCTTCGGTACCGGCTTGCAGGCGTACACGCCGGAAGCGAACGATGCGGTCAAGCAGTATCAGGAGTCGCTCGAGAAGGTGGCGCTCGCGCAAAACGCCGTCAACGAGGCGACGGCTCGCTTTGGCGCCTCGAGCTCGTTGCGCGTGGCGCAGGCCGGCCTCGCCGTGGCCGGCGACGGCCCGTACGCCGTGCAGCTCGCGCAGCAGCGTGCGCAGCGCTCGCAGCGCAACGCGCAGAGCCCGGGCGTGGGCGATCTCGAATTCAGCTCTTGGCAGGCGCAGCAAGATCTCGCCGTGAAGCAGCAGCTCGCCGAAGCGCAGCGCACGACGCAGCAGCTTCGCGACGAGATCGGCTCGGCTGGAAGCCCCAACTCGCTCGCCGCGATCCGCGCGCAGGCCGAAGCCGACAAGATCCGGCGCAGCACCGCACCTGGCGCCGCGCAGGACGGCCTCATTGCCGACGCCATGCAGCAGCCGCAGCTCAAGCAGGACCAGCAGCTCGCGGACCAGACGGAGCAAATGAAGCGGCAGCTCGATCTCGCGCGCGAGCAGGCGGCGATCTACCGCAAGGGCGGCGCCGATATGGACGAGCAGCTCGCGATCGTTCAAAAGCGCTACGAGCTCGAGCAGGCCGGCCTCACGCCGTCGAACCAGTATTACCAGACGCAATTGCAGCTCACCGCAGAGCTCGCGAAGCAAACCCGCGAAATGAATCAGCAGAAGACCTTCGCCGGCGACTTCCAAAAGGCGTTTGGCGATGTGGCGCGCACGATCGGCACCGATCTCACGCGCACCTTCGACACGCTCTTCACGACCACGGGCTCGAAGATGAAGGCCCTCCTTAACGGGATCTCGGGCCTCGTGCAGAACGTGTCGAACACGATCATCCAAGACATGATCGTGAAGCCCTTCGAGCAGATCGCCACGCAGTACGGCTCGAGCCTCTTGCAGAAGTTTCTCAACGGCTTGGGCGGCGGTACCGGCTCGACTTCCACGCTGGGCCTCGGCAGCGGCATCGACTCGAGCGTGGCTTCGTCCACCTCGAGCCTCTACACGCCGTCCGTGAGTGCCTACAACTTCACGATGAACGCCAAGGGCGGCGCCTACGACTCGCCCTCGCTCTCTTCCTACAGCGGACAGGTGCTCACGAAGCCCACATTCTTCGCGTTCGCATCCGGCGCGGGCGTGGCGGGCGAGGCCGGCCCCGAAGGCATCCTGCCGCTCGCACGCGGCGCGAACGGTTCGCTCGGCGTGAAGGCCTACGGCGGATCCTCGGGCGGCGACAGCGCCCCGGCGATCACGATCATCGATCAGCGCACCGCGAAGGATTCGCAGCCGGTGCAGACCTCGAGCGGCAGCGACGCGAGCGGCAAGAAGTTCATTCAGGTGCTCGTGCGCGACACGGTAAAGGGCGGCATGGCCGCCGGCGAGTACGACGCCACGATGAAAGCCAACTTCCAAGCAACTCGCCCACTCACGAAGAGGTAACACATGGCAAATGCCGTATGGCCGACGACCCTGCCTAGCTTTGTGCTCGAGCAGGGCTTTCAAGAAAACCTGCCCGATAACAACCTCGAGTCGAGCGTCGATGCGGGGCAGGCAAAGATCCGGCCGCGCTTCACCGCGCAATTTCAGCGCTTCGTCCTGCAAGTGCAAATGGATCAGGCGCAGTCGGCCGTGTTCCGGGTTTTCTTCAATAGCACGCTGAACACGGGCTCTCTGCCCTTCGATTGGGTGCATCCGATGACGCGGCAGGCCGCGACGTTCCGCTTTCGCAAGCCGGCGCCGCAGGCGAGCTCGCAGGGCGGGATCTATTCGGTGTGGACGCTGAACCTCGAGCTGCTCTCGTATAACTGATATGCGCAATCTCTCGTTTAAAGCCATCCAATCGATGCAGGCCAGCAACACCGCAGAGGTGTGGCTGCTGCTGCTCACGATCTATCACCCCTCGCTCGCGGTCCCCATTTTTCTCGTGAATAACAACGAGAACATTGTGAGCCGCGGCAATACCTATATCGCGCTGCCGTTCGACGTGGATCTGCCGAACGAGGATCAGGAAGCGCCCGGCGCCGCAGCGCTCACGGTGGATAACGTCGACCGCTCGATCATCGATGCGATCCGCGCGATGGACGTGCCGCCCACGGTGACGATCGAGGTCGTGCTCGCGAGCCAGCCGGATTCGGTCGAGGTGGGCTTCAGCGATCTCGTGCTGCGAAACGTGAACTACGACGCGACCACGATCAAGGGCTCGCTGCAATGGGAAGACATTCTCGTCGAGCCGATGGCGCTGCAAATGACGCCGGCCCGTTTCCCGGGGATGTTCTGATGCGCGACTTTCCGGAATGGGTGAACCGCTTCACCGATATCCCTTTCAAGGTCGGCGGGCGCGGCTTCGATGGCTGCGACTGCTGGGGCCTGTTTCAACTGGTTTCGCGCGAGGTGTGTGGCGTGGAACTTCCCACTTATGGCGGGGTGGCATGGCGCCCTGATGGCGACGATGCCGCTGTCGCGCACGACGCGGCCCGACACGCCGCTCTCTTCAGCCAGGTCGATCCAACTGAGGCACGCGCGGGCGATGGCCTGCTGCTGCGCGTTATGGGGATGCCGATGCACGTGGGCGTGGTGGTGTGCCCGGGCTGGATGCTTCACATCGAGGCCGGCGCCGATGCCGTGCTCGAGCAATACGACGCGATGCACTGGAAGCGCCGCGTGCTTGGGATCTATCGCTACACGGGGAATTAATGAACGAACTCGAAACACTGCCGAAGCTCAACGCCGTTACATCGGTCATTCTTCAGCACAACCCCTTCAGCACCGGGTGCACGGTCGTCGAGGCGCAGGAAGGCCGCACCCTGCTCGAGATCATCGAGCAGGCGGCCGTCGAGCCGCGCTTTATGCCGTATCTGCGCGTGTTCATCGAGGACCGCGAGGTGCCTAAGCGCCTGTGGGGCGTGACGCGCGCGCGGGCCGGCAAAACCGTGTATCTGCGCGCGGTACCGCAAGGCGGCAACGGTAAGAACCCGCTCGCCTCGATCCTGATGGTGGTCGTCGCCGTGGCGGCGATCGCCACCGGGCAGGTGTACGGCTTGGCGCTGGCGCAGGCGGTCGGCGGCGCCGGCATCGCGGCGGGCAGTGCAGCGGCGGCAGTGGGCTCGGCGGTGATCGCCGCCGGCGTCTCGCTCGTGGGCGCAATGATCGTCTCGGCGCTCTTCCCGCCTCCGCGCAGCGATTCGGGCACCACGACCGCGCGCTACCAGATCACCGGCACGCAAAACCAGCTTCAGCCGTACGCCTACATTCCGCGCGTGTTCGGCAGGCGCCGGCTTTACCCGATGCTCGCGGCGCACTCGTATTCGGAAAACCAAGGCAATGACCAGTACATTCGCATGCTGCTGTGCGTGGGCTATGGGCCGCTGAAGATCGAAGATATCCGCATCGGCGACACGCCGATCGGCGTGTTCGCGAACGTGCAGATCGAAACGCGTGAGGGCTGGCTCTCCGATGCGCCGGTGACGCTCTACACGACCGATATCAACGAGCAGCACCTTCAAATCGAGATGCACTCGACGAACGTGAACGATGGGAACGCCGACTACGTTTCCCGCTTCACGGAGATCAACACGAGCGAGATCATCGTCGATGTGTCGTGCTTGGCCGGCCTCGCGCACTTCAAGAGCGACGGCGGGCGCGAAGCGCAGTCGGTGCAGGCCTCGGTGCAATACCGGCAGGCGGGCACCTCGAGCTGGCTCACGCCGGCGTGGACGAATTCGGGCGACGATGGGCTCGGCACGAATGGCCTTATCACGATCAAGGATCTCTCCACGTCGACGGCGGTGCGCTCGGGCCACTTCAAGACGCCTTTCGCTTCGCAGTGGGAAGTGCGCGTGCGCCGCAATCAGGCGGAACGCGATCCGGCGCACGACGCCGACACGATCTATTGGACCGCGCTGCGCAGCATCAAGTATCAGGCGCCCGTGACGCAGAAGGGCCTCGCGCTGATCGCGCTGCGCATCAAGGCAACCGAACAGCTCAACGGCGTGCCTGACGCGGTGAACTGTCTCGCGAGCTCGTATCTGCCGACCTGGTCGTCGAACAGCGCCCCGGGCCAGTACACATGGCAGGTTTCCCAAAACCCGGCGTGGGCGTACCTGCTCGCCATGCTTTACCGCGGGCTCGACGATCCGCTGATTCCGCCTACTCGCATCGATCACCCGGCGCTGCTCTCGTGGGCGCAGGCGTGCGATGCCGCGGCCATCAACGACCCGGGCCGGCCGCGGTGGACGTTCAATGCCGTTTTCGAGGGCGGGTCGGTCTTTACCGCGCTTCAGCAGATCGCGAACTCGTGCCGCGCGAGCTTCAGCATGCGCGACGGCAAGTACTCCGTTTTCGTGGATCTGCCGCAAACCGTGCCAGTGCAGCACATCACGCCCCGGAACTCGTCGAACTACTCGGGCAACAAGGCGTGGGCGGATCTGCCGCACGCGCTGCGGATCACGATCAATAACGAAGACAAGAACTTCGCCGACGATGAAGTGCTCGTGTTCGACGATGGGTACGATCAATCGAACGCCACGAAGTACGAAACCCTGCCTATGTCCGGCTGCACGCGCTCGGCGCAGGCGTGGCGCGAGGGGCGTTACTTCATCGCCGCGGCCAAGCTGCGCCCGGAAACGCACACGGTGACGATGGATATCGAAAACCTGCGGTGCACGCTGGGCGATTTCGTGCGGTTTTCGTATGACGTGGTTTCGATCGGGCTGAACACCGGCCGGATCAAGGCGCGGCTATGGGATGCGAGCGGCAACATCAAGGGCTACCAGCTCGACGGCCCGGTGCAAATGGACGGCGGGCGCAGCTACGCGATGCGCGTGCGCATGGTGGACGGCTCGAGCACCACGCTCTCGCTCGTGACCTATGTCGGCGTGTCGGACACCGTTACGCTGATCTCGCCGATCTCGGCGGGCCTCGCGCCCGATGGCGACGACCTCTACATGTACGGCGAGGCCTCGCGCGAGAGCGCGCCGATGATCATTAAGAGCATCAAGCCCTCGTCGAACCTCACCGCCACGGTGACGATGGTCGATGCGCAGCCGGGAGTGTGGACGGCCGATTCGCAGGCGATCCCGGCCTTCGACGACTACGTTACGCAGCAGACGCCCTTCCAGCAGCAAGGGCCGCAGCCGCCGGTGATCTCGACGATCCTGTCCGATGAAACGGTGATCGAACGGCTCTCCGATGGCACGCTGCAAGACCGGATCCTCGTCACGCTCGCACCGCAGAGCGGCGGCTTCGTGCCGGCCGCCGGCTTCGAAACGCAGTATCGGATCTCGGGCGCGGTGAAGTGGACCGATGGGCCGAACACGACGCCGGCCGATCCGAACTGCTACATCGCGCCGGTGCTCGAGCTGGGCTTCTACGATCTGCGCGTGCGGGCCGTGTCGAAGTACGGCGTGCCGTCGACCTGGACTCAGGTGAACGCCTATCAGGTGATCGGCAAAACCAGCAAGCCGCAGGACGTGACCGGCTTTGCGGCCACGGCGAACGCGGCCGGCGCCCAGCTCACGTGGAACCAGAACCCGGATATCGACCTCGCCGGCTACACGCTCAAGAGCGGCGGCAACTGGGACACCGCGACGCTGCTCTCGCAGGTGATGTCGGGCACCTCGTACTTTCTGCAATTCACCGATGCGCTGCCGAAAACCGTGCTGATCAAGGCCGTGGACGTGCTCGGAAACGAGAGCGTGAACGCGGCCGTGCTCACCACGCAGGCGGTTGCACCGGAAGACGTGACCGACTTTCAGGTGTATCCGCAGAGCGATTCATTCATGTTTAAGTGGGTGAAGATCGCCGACGCGGGCTACGAGTATGAGATCCGGTGCGGCGATGCGTGGGCGCTCGGGCAGGTGGTCGGCCGCTTCGCCGGCGACACCGCGACCGTGAAGTGGCCGGTGAGCACGGCCGATCACGTCACTTTCTGGATCAAAGCGCTTTCGCAAGCCGGCCTGTATTCTGCCGATGCGCGTTATGCGACAATTTACGCGGAGCCGTTACCCAGCCGAAACATGGTTTTCACCCGCGATTTCGTGGGCGCGTCCTTCCCGGGCGTGAAGCTGGATATGACGCTCGATGGGGAATTCCTCGATCTCTCGAAGAACGTCAGCGGCAGCAACCAGCCGGCCGGCGATTATTACGAAGAGATCGTCCTGTCGAACTCGTTCTACGCGCGTAACTGGATGACGTTGCGCGCGAACAGCGTTTCGCAGGCGGGGCTTTCGTGGGATGCCGCGACGTTTGCGTGGGATTCCCCGGATGATCCAACGTGGCAAGGCGTCTTGGGCGACGCCGATGGTGCGCAGGTGAAGGCATACATCGCAACAGCTCAAGCCCTCGACAGTAGCGTGGTCGAGGGCTGGCGTTTGAACGGTTCGCTCGCCGGCACGAAAGGCACCGCCCCTGTTGAACAGGTCGGGATCTCCTACGCGCCGGCGTGGTTTTCGAACGGTTTGGACGTAACGGCCAAGACCCGCGCCTCGTGGGCCGTGGCCGTGCCCGCTACCTTCAGCCTCACTTTCGACTTCAGACCTGATCAGGTGAACACGAGCGACGATTCAGCGCTCGTCAAACTCGCCGGCCCTGCGTATTCCCTGCTGCTCTTCTTCGACCGACTCTCGGGCACGTTCGCGCTCGTGGATCCGCTCGGACAGCGCTTGGAAATCGCATTGCCGCTCGAGCTGGGCGACAACCTCGTATTTGCCATCTCGCAATCCTCTTCGCAGCGTTCGCTCTTCGGCGCAACGCGGCGTTACCCGACCCCCGTTGCTGCGCAGGCGCCTTTCGCGCCGCTCGGCACGTTTTCCACTCTGGCGCTGCACGCCTGACGGAGAGAGAGAGAATGGATCAGATCATCAAAATCAGCGGCGACGCTGAACTCGAGCAATACCTGCGCGCGCACCGCGAAGCCCTCGCGGGCGCCACGAAATTCAAGATGCACGGCGCGATGCGCGCGATCTTGAAGAAAGGGAACGGCGAGATCCTCGTCTATGCGAAGGACAACATCATCGTCGCCGGCGGCTTCGATTTCATCGCCGATGCGATCGGCAAATCGGCGAGCCGCCCGAACGTGATGGGCTTTATCGGCGTGGGAACGGGCACCACGGCCGCGGCGGGCTCGCAGACCGCCCTCGTTACCGAAACGCTGCGCAAGGCCGCCACGTACGCGCATACGGCCGGCACGCAGGTTTTCAGCTTTGCCTCGACGTTCAACCCGGGCGAAGCCACCGCGGCAATCACCGAAGCGGGCGTGTTCAACGCCTCGAGCGCGGGCACGATGCTCGATCGCGTGGTGTTCAACGTGATCAACAAGGGCGCAAACGACACGCTCACGCAGACCTTCAGCTTCACCATGAGCTAAGGCGGGCGCGATGGCCGTCACGATCAATTCCACCGATACGCTCGACTACACGTGGGCGAACGCCCCCGGCACGTGGGCGAGCGCGGACGCCGGCAAGCCGTGGTCCGATTTCTATCAACAAACCGTGACGGCCACCGCGGCGGAAACGCTCGCGACGGCCGAAGCGCTCGGCAACGATTACGCCGACCAGCAAAGCGAAGCATTCGCCACCGTCGAAGCGCGCACCAGCGCGATCGCGCCGCTCGCGCTCGAGGCTTTTGCCACCTCTGACGTGGCGATGGATCTGATGAACTGGATCCACAACACCAACGAGAATTTCGCCACCGCGGAGCTCGACACGCGCGAGGCGGCGCAGGTGATCCTCGAGGCGGTTTCAACGCTCGAGCTGCTCGCCAATGCCTACGGCAATCAGCAGCTCGAGGCCTTCAGCACGGACGAGGATCTCGTGCCGACGACGACCTGGCTGCGCGATATCGCCGAAAGCTGGCTCACCGACGAAGGGCGGGCTTCGGCCTACATCGACGCGCAGAGCGAGAACTTCTGGCTCACCGACGATCAGCGCGCGGCCTACACGGTCGCGCAGCTCGAGGCGTTCGGCACGACCGACTCGATCACGCCGGTTTCGCTCTGGACGCGGCAGATCGCCGAAGCGTGGGGCACGACCGACGCCGTGGTGCAGCAAACCGCGCAGGTGCTCGTCGAAGCGTGGAATACGCGCGACATGATGCTGCGCAACGCCGGCGGGGTGATGGCCGATCTTGAACTCAGCCAGCTCGCGCTATCGCTCAACGACTTTACGAACATGATGAACGGTCACGCCCCCACGGGCTTCGCGCCGTTTAAGGAGCTCGTCGCCGGCGACTACCTGTATCAGGACGCGATCGTGTGGCTGCGCCTGCAATCGCAGCGCAGCTCGACCGACAACGTTTCGATCACCGCGGCCACGCTCGAGGTCGACGTGCCCGATCAATTCGACAGCGGCTCGATCGATATCCCGGCCGGCGGCAAGCGCGTCACCTACAACCGCAAATTCAATGTCGTGCCGTTCGTGGTGGCGCAGGTGGTGGGCGGCACGCAGCTCGCCTATCCGGACATTACCGAAATCGACGAAGAAGGCTTCTTCGTTTCCTGCTTAAACATGGCGAACACCTCGCAATCGGTTGAAGGCGTGGTTTCGTGGAAGGCCAGCGGCTACTAGGAGAATTGAATGTCGCAAACATGGAATCCGATCAACGGCGGCGACAAGCTCGCGCAGAGCCGGCAGGATCTCGTCGATCGGATGGACTCGCTGAAAACGAACTTCAGCGGCACCTCGTTCCCGACGACGAACGTGGTGCAGGGGCAATTCGCCTATCGCACCGATCTTAACCAGCTCTACCAGTGCGATATCTCGAGTCAGACACAGGTCGAATGGAAGCTGATCGCGGATCTGAATGTCGGCGTGTTCAACAAGCGCGGCGACACGATGGCGGGCTTCCTCACGCTCTACGCCGATCCCGCACAGCCGCTCCACGCGGCGACGAAGCAGTACACCGACGCCCTGTTCAATCTCGGCGTGAAGAAGGCCGGCGACACGCTCTCCGGGCCGCTCAACCTCTACCGCGATCCAGTGAACACGATGGAGCCGGCGACGAAGCGCTACGTCGATGGGCGGGGCGCTTACGTGAGCGGCGGGCCGCTCGGCGTGTCCGGAAACCTCGGCACGGGCATCGGGATCTCGCACAACGGCTCGGGCGTGGCCGCGGGCACCTACGGCGGCAGCGGCGCGATCCCCGTTATCACGGTCGACGGCTACGGGCACGTGACGAGCATGGGGCAGGCGAGCCTCTCCCTCTCCAACTTGCTCGGCAAGTACGGCGACACGGCGAGCGAGATTTACAACAACGGGTGGTATCGCAGCAACGGCTCGACCGGTTGGTATAACGCGTCGTTTGGCGGCGGCATTTACATGTACGAAGGCTCGACCGTTCGCGTGATGGGCGGCAAGCAATTCGCGACCGACTGGCACACGTTCCAAAGCGACGGCCGGATCTGGACGAGCGCGTACGGCTACCTCGATCAGCGGTTCGCCGATGCTTCGGCCAATGGCGCGCTCAATAGCGTCGGTACCGGCAACGCCGGCGGCGGCAACGTGATCAACCCCGCGTCGTTCTATCTGAGCACCTCGGGCCGCCAGGTCGTGCTTAACCGGGTGTTCGGCAATTGCGCGTGCGACTGCGTGTGCTCGTGCTTCGTGGCAGGCACGCCGGTGCTGATGGCAGACGGCACGTGGAAGGCCGTCGAGCTCGTGCAGGTGGGCGATTTCGTGATGACGACCGAAGGGCCGGCCGAAGTGTGGGACTACGAGTACCCGGTGCTCGGCTCGCGCCGGCTGATGCGCTTCGAGGGCGATGAATCGGGCCTCGCATGGTCCGAAGAACACCCGGTATGGGCTCGCCGCGATGGCAAACAGTGGTGGTGGACGGCGGGCCTCGAGGCGTATCTGCACGAGGTGGCGGTCGGCCGCGCTTCGGGCCTGCTCGATAACCGCTCAATGATGGCCGGCGACGAGGGCGTCGAATTCGCCCACATCGACGCGCTCAATGGCTTCCGCGCCGCACGCGTGGTGCCGGTCGAAGGCGCGAGCGCTTCCACCCTGCTCTATTTCCCGAAGACGCGCGGCTCACAAACCCTGATTCTCGGCTCGGGCTGGGTGTTCAGCGGCGGCATCAACGAATTCACCTACGACTACAACCTGATCGACTGGAAGGGCCTGCCGCGATGATTATCTGCACGCACCGCGCCGACGCAGAGGCGCACGACACCATCACCATCACGCCCACGGCCGCGGGCTACCGCATCGAGAACGCAGAGCGCGCGCTGCGCTTCGAATTCGATCTCTCGGCGGTTTCCTTCGGCCCGGACATTCTGTACCTCTCGCAGAACGCCGCCGGCGGCATCGTGAAAACGTGGGCGTCGGAGACGGCCAACTCGCGCGACGGCCACGCGGCTGCGCACGGGCGCCAGTACGGGCAAGCCGTGGGCTCGCCCGTGTGCGCGATCGCCATCGAACCGGGCAAGGCCGCGGCGCACGTGGCGACGATCTACGGCGTGATTTCGCCCGCGCCGAACGTGGTGATCGACAGCCAGGTCACGAGCACCGACCGGCTGCTCGATCGCAACGTGTCGGCGATGCGCCCGTTCATCGCGAAAATGTGGACGAAGAGCCGCCTGCTCGCGCAGGTGAACACGCAGGACAGCCTCGCCGCGCTCGAGCAGCAGCTCGATCTGATTACCGCGCTGCTCGCTTCCCTGTATGACCCGAAAAACCCGGCGCTGCCCGATTGGGCGCCGGCATTCTTCGAGGCAATGGCCTCGAGCTCGAGCCTCACGCTCACCCAGCCGGCCGCGGCGATCGAGAAAGCCGGCACCTTCAAGCGCGCGCTGCGCGCCCTTCAGGCGACATACTTCAAGGCGGTGGGCCGTGGCTAAATTCATCATCACCGGCCACCGCGCCGGCGAGCGCAAAACGTTCCTGTACGACAACCTCACGAGCGAGCTGCGGCACGCGAACGGTCTGCCGGTGCAGGTGGAAGCCCTCGAGCCGCGCGAATACGCGCCCGCCACGCCGCTCGCGGGCACGCGCCCCTCTCAACCCTCGGGCAAGAGCTCGCCGGCCGTGCTGAAGGTGCAGCTCGGCCTCTCCTGCAACTATTCGTGCGACTACTGCTCGCAGCGGTTCGTGCCGCGCGCCGATGAAACGAGCGCGAAGCACGTCGACGGCTTCCTCGAGCGCGTGGTGCAGAACGTGGACCTCGCCAAGCTCAAGCGCGTCGAGTTTTGGGGTGGCGAGCCCTTCGTGTATTGGAAAACGCTCAAGCCGCTCGCGGAGCGCATGCGCGAGCTGCTGCCGGCGGTTGAATTCCTGATCATCACGAACGGCTCGCTGCTCGATCTCGGCAAAAACGAGTGGATCGACCGCATGGGCTTCGTGGTCGGGATCTCGCACGATGGCCCGGGGCAACCCGTGCGCGGCCCGGATCCGCTCGAGGACGCCGACACGCGCGCGGCGATCCTCGATCTTTACCGGCGCCTGCGCCCGCATGGGCGGATCTCGTTTAACGCCATGATGAACCGCAGCAACATGAGTCGCGCGGCCGTGGCAGCGTATTTCCGGGCGTTCACGGGCGACCCTGATGTGCCGATCGGCGAGGGCTCGTTTGTGGATCCGTACGACGAGGGCGGGCTCGATAACTCGCTCTCGAGCGATGACGAGGCGCTGCGCTTCCAAGGCCTCGCGCTGCGCGAGATCCGCGACGGCAGCGCGGCGAATTTCGGCATCGTGCACAGCCGGATCGCGGAGATCATCAACGCGATCGCGAACCGCCGGCCGGCGTCGGCGCTGCGCCAAAAGTGCGGCATGGACCGCGAGGACCGGCTCGCCGTGGATCTGCACGGCCGGGTGCTCACGTGCCAGAACGTGTCGGCCGCGGCACTGGCGCCGAACGGCCGCTCTCACCATATTGGTGATATCACCGATATTGCGGGTGTGCAGCTAGACACGAGCACGCACTTCGCGCACCGTGACGAGTGCCGCAAGTGCCTGCTGCTCCAACAGTGCAAGGGCACCTGCATGTTTCTCGAGGGGCATCTTTTCGATGCCTCGTGCGACAATTCGTACGCTGATCACCTCCCCTTCTTCGTTGCAGCATTCGAGTACATCACGGGCTTCACGCCGGTGTACGTTGCCGGGCCCCAGCGGGCAGACCGGCACGAAATCTTCGGTTCGACAAATCTGCGGAACAAAAACCGGCCCGCCCGCCGGGTAATCCCGATCGTGGCGGCGGCTTAATCCTGCTCGGATCCGAACCGAATGCAAAGCTATACCGCTATCGCGCCATCGCAGACGATCACCTCGTCGCTGGCGCTGCTGCTCAATAACGACCAGACCGCCAACAGCCAGAACAGCGGCACCGCCTTCCCCACGGCTAACCTGCTTGTGGGGATGGCGTGCTTTCGCACCGACCTGAATCAGCTCTGGCAGCTCACGACGATCACGCCGTCCGCGACCTGGCAGCTCGTGTGCGATTTCAACCAGACGCAGATCTACGCGAACGCCAGCGGGCGCGTGCTGATCGGCACGACGACCGACGATGGTTCAACCCGGCTGCAAGTGGCGGGCTCGATCGTCGCGGCCGGCGTGATCAAGGGCATGGCCGCACAGAAGGCGATCATCGCCTCGAATGGCAGCGGCACGGGGCAAACGTCGATGTTCTTCAACCGCGAGGGCGCGGCCACGGACGAAAAGACGTGGGAGCTCGTTCACAACTCGAGCGGCGGCTTCGCGCTGCGCTCGATCAATGACGCGTACTCGGCATCGCAGAATGCGATCTTCGTCGGGCGCCCGGCTGGCGGCGGCATCGCACTGTCGAACTTGCAGCTCATGCCGGGCGGTGGGCGCGTGCTGATCGGCACGACGACCGACGATGGCGCGACGCTGCTGCAAGTGGCGGGTGGCACTCGCGTGGCCGGCGCGCTTCAGTTGACGCAGTTCGCGACGCCGGGGGCACCAACCGGAGTCGGATCGAGCACGGGCGGCTCTCTCGCTGCGGCGACGTGGTACGCGAAAATCGTGGCGGTGGATTCGCTCGGCAATTTGACGCCGGTGGGCGCCGAATCTTCGGGCGTTACAACCACTGGCACCACGAGCTCGATCTCGTGGACGTGGGCGGCCGTGGCTGGCGCGGTTTCATACCGTATCTATTACAGCACCACGGCCGGCGGCGAAGCCGCCTACTACACGAGCTCGGCGAACAGCTTCACGCTCACGGCCTCGAGCGGCACTGCGGGCACGCCTCCGACCGTCAATACCACGGGCGGGATTTTGGCCGGCGGGCCGCTCACGGTGAACGGCGGGGGGAGCTTCGGCGGCCTGCTCACGGCAAACAACGGGCTGACCGTCAGTGGCACGACGATCTTCAACAGCGGCATCAACGTGCTCGGCGGCAGTTTCGAGTTCGGCTCGACGACCGCCGCGATGACGCCGTTCATCGACTTCCACTCCTCGGGCTCGGCCAATGACTTCGACTCGCGGATCATTGCGACGGCCGGCACCGCCGGCTCGACAGGCGCGGGCAATCTCACGTTTCAAACCGCGCAGGCCATCATCTATCACGGCTCGATGGCGCAGTTGAAGCTCTCGTCGGGCACCTACGTGCCGGTCATTCGTTCGAATCTTGCCACTAGCGCGATCGAGTTCGTCAACAGCGCCAACACCGCGGTCAACCTCACGGTGAGCGATGCGGGTGATCTGACGGCGCGGGGCACCGTCTACAGCCAGTTGGGCGGGAGCAGCTCGACCGGGGCCTTCCGCTTAACCGGTGACGTTGGGGGCGGGTTCGTAGATTGGAGCAATAACCGCAACTACGCAGTCCAGATTGACTCGCCCAACGCTGCTTCTGCTTACGGCGGCATCCGCTGGACGCGTTGGGGCGGGCGGCATGTAGCGGCAATCGACGCCTACGAAGGCGGCTCGACCAGCTCGCAGCCGTCGCTCGTGTTCCACGTCGCGAACCAGAACAATGCGTGGACGTTCAGCAACGCGGACATCACGCGCGGCGCGGGGGGTTACGTGTATGGCACGTGGAACTTCAACCCTTCCAACTACGTTTGGAAGGCCGGCGACACGATGAGCAACCCGCTCGCGGTGGTCTCCGGTGGTGACTCGAACGGCTATCAGGGGCGCCTCGGCCCCGGCTACATCAAGCTGAATGAATACAGCTACGGCGCATACGTCGACTTTGCACGCATGTCGTCCGAAGACTTCCGCTGGCGCATTCACTACAACTTCAGCAGCGGCCAACTGGAATTCATCAGCAACGGCGGACAGACCATCGACTTCCTCTCAGACGGCAACATCTATTGCGGTGGTCGCGGCTACGTGTGGGATGCGATCAACGCGAAGTTGCCGACGAGCGGCGGCACGCTGGGTTACGTCTACCTGAACGGCGGGGGGGTAGTCGGATACCAGAACTTCGGCTACCTCAATCAAAACGGCGCATCCACCTACAGTTCCCCGACCAATAACGGCACGTTTGGCGCCATCGCTGCAAACATGATCGCGGCAAGCCAAGTCTGGGCCGTGTCGGATGAACGTCTGAAAACCGATATCGAGGATATCGCCGAAGACGAGGCGATCTCGTTCGTTCAGGAAGTCGCACCGAAGCGCTACCTGAAGGAAGGCGTGCGTGAGTGGGGCTTTGTCGCGCAGCACGTCGGTAAGGCCTTGCGCGGCAAGGGCAGCGAACTCTTGACCGTCACGCCGCGCGAAGAGCTCGAGGAACAGATCGACGAAGACGGCTTTGTCTCGCCGGCAGGCCACGCGCTGAACGTGAGCCATAACCAGATCATCCCGATCCACGCGTCCGTGCTGCGCAACCTGCTGCGCCGCATGGCTGCACTCGAAGAACTTGTCGGAGCCCACTGAGTATGTTTTTTTTCATCTTCGACCCCGCCACGGGCGCGATCCGCGGCTCGATGGAGCTCCCAGACGGCAGCGCCGCACCGATGCCTCACACGATCGAATGCACCGCCGAACAGGCGGCAAACCCGATCGGGTATAGCGTCGACGTGAACGCCACGCCCATCGCGCTCGAGGCGATCGACCCGGCGGTGGCGCTCGCCACCCTGCGCACCTCGCTCGCCGATGGCATCGATAACCTCGTCGCCAGCATTTATGCGACCTGGACTCGCTTTCAGACGGAGTACTTCGCGCGCGAGGATGCCGCGAACGCCTTCAAGGCCGGCGGCTACGTGGGCGATCCCGGGCCGTGGGTCACCTCGTATGCATCGGCCGCAGGGAAGGGCTACATCGACGCCACCGACACGATCCTCGCGCAAGCCGCGGGGCTGCGCAGCGCGCTCGCGCAGATCGGCGAGCAGCGCATGCGTAAGTACGAAATTCTCAAATCCTCAGACGCCTCCATCGCCCAAACGTTGAACACCGAAATCACGACCAACATTAAGGCGATCGCTGCGGCGGTCCAGTGAGGGAAGCATGCAAGTAGCGTTTTTCAAGGGGACGAAGAGCGGTTTCTCGGGGCTCTTCGAGATCGCAGTGCGCGAGTGGACGGCGGGCAGCTATGCGCACGCGGAGCTGATCTTGTCGGACGGCCGCGCCTGCTCGAGCACCTTCCTCGAGGGCGGGGTGCGGATCCTGCCGCCCGGCACGCTCGATGTGTCGGATCCGGCGCTGTGGGACGTGCTCGATATCACCGGGCTCTTCGACGAGGCCGCGGCGCTCGAGTGGTTCACCGCGCACGATGGCGACACTTACGACTCGTGGGGCGATGCGCACCTCGTGGTCGGGTTTATCCGCGAGAAACACGGCGCGGAGTTTTGCAGCGAGGCCGTGGCTGCGGCGCTGGCCTTCGAGGAAGCATGGCGGCTCGATCCGAACGCCCTGTACTTTGTACTGAAGCGTTTTTGTCTGATGAAAACGAAAGCTGTCTGATCGGTCAACTTTCGCGCGGGGCCACCGTTTACCCTATGATCGGCCCCGCCCAGCGTCTTTTTGTTACGTTCCGAAACGAATTGCAAGCAAGGTTGACCGCCTGAAAAAATTGTGAAGACGGTATTACACATCGTACAAATTCAGCTTTAGAATGTGCGCGCGGTATCACCCACTAAACAATTCATTCAGACGGCACATCAAAAGCATGGAAACCCCGGCACAACAACATCAAGCCCCTGCTCAACAGATCAACCCGAACAGCCTGATCAATGCGATTTCGGGCCAGCGTGATCAAGCGCTGAATGCTCTTGCGATCTCCGAAGCCCAGCGTGCCGACCTCGGCGCCGCGCTTCAACAAGCCGCCACCGAACTCGAAGCGCTGAAGGCCAACGCCGAACAGCAGCAGGCCGAACGCGACGCAACGATCGACGCCCTGAAGGCCCAGCTCGCGAAGCTGCAAGACGTGAACGCACAGCTCGACGCGATCGCGCCGGCCGCCGCCGCCGACCTGGCGCCCCAAGCCGCAGTCGCAGCCGTCTAAGCACCGCACGCTCGAGGGGTTTCCATGAAAAGCAAATTCATCCTTGGCCTGATCGGTGAGCCGGCATCGGGCAAGATCGCGATTGCGAAGCATCTGATTGAACGCCACGCCTTCGCGCGCGTGCGCATGATGGAGCCGGTTCACCGCATGCTCGAGGTTGGCTTCGGGCTCGGCGACGAGGACTTCGAAGGCGAAGCGAAAACCCGCCCGCTGCCGCAGTACGGCGGCCTTACGCCGACCGCGCTCAAGACGATGCTTGGCTACGATTGGGGCCGGCGTACGGTGCACTCCGATGTGTGGGCGACGCAGTACGCACGCATCGTGAACGAGCTGGCGGCCGAATTCATCGTGACCGACGATATCCGTTTCCCGAACGAGATCATGAAAGCGCGCGAGCAGGGCGCGGTGATCGTTCGTGTCGACCGCCCTTCTGTGCAGGAAGGCCGCGCGCAAAAGGATCTGCCGTACGACTTCGTGATCACCAACGACAAGACGCTCGACGATCTGTTCAGCGCGGCCGATGATCTCGTCGCCCGCCTCATGGATCTGCGCAAGGCCGCTTGACCGTGAACGGCTATCTCAAGCTGGCTATCGCCGCCGCCCTGCTCGCCGCGGGCGCGGCCGGCGGCGTTTTCGTGACCGCCAATCACTACGAGGCGCAGCTCGCCACCGCGCACGAAAGCGCCAAGCAGCTCGAGCTCGATCAGGCGCAGTACAAGCTCGATCTAGCTGCGGAGAGCGCGCGCATCAAGGATGCGAAGCAAGCCGCGGCCAGCGAGGCGTCGCGCTTCTGGCAGGCAAAATTTGCCGCCCACGATGAACAACTCGCAGAGGACAAACGCAATGAAATCGCCGCTCGTGATCGCACTATCGCTGCTCTGCGCACTGGCGCTCGCAGCCTGTACGTCGCCGCAACTTGCCCCAGCACAGAAGCCGGCGGATCCGCCGGTCGTGGTGGCGACGGCGTGTCCGGAGCTGCCGCCAGTGCCGGCGGCGGCAATGGAGCCACACGCGTCAGACTTTCAGTCGAGGCTTCTGAGTTTCTTGTCGCCTTGATGGCAGAGGCCGATCAGGTCGCGGATCAGTTGCGCGCTACGCAACAGTTTTTGAAGGATGAACGGGCTAAACAGCCCGTGCCGGGGCACACCTCACCGGCTACGTGATAGACTTTGTTCGGGCACTTGCACTGCCCTTTGGCGTTTGCACCGCCTACTGCTCTAAATTCTTGTGCCCGCCTCGTGCGGGCCTTTTTTTTGCCTACGCATCCAGCCGCGGCGCCACATAGCGCAGCGTAAAAACCAGCACAGTACGGCCGCGCGCTTCAGGCCGCGTCGACACAATTCGGCCAATTGGCTCGAAGCTGTGCTCTTGAAACACCTTCCCATAGAGATTTAACGGCAACCCTTCCGGCAAAGGACAAAGCCTACGAATATCGTCGATCGTGACTACGATATTTTCAGTGCAGATTCGCTTTCCTACCCTTCTCGCTTCCTCAAGCCAACGACCATTAGGCGTGTCCAGGTCGCGACGGCGACGAGCTCGGGGCTCTTTAAAAGCTAGGGAAAGCTGCTCAAGCATTGGCTTCTTCGTCCTCGACCAATTCAGCGAGGGGCGCATTTAGGCAAATTGCCGCGCGCCTCAATTGATCCTTCTCTAGCATTTGGACGCCCATCTCATGCCACTTTATTTCTGCGGGCGTCGCACGGATCTCTTTGCCTAGAATTTCGACTTTCATCGTGGCGCGGATCCGATATAAAGCGAAGCGCTCCCCTCGCTTTATATCTTCCTCTCTGATCGTTAGAAGATCACCCGGGGGGATATTCATGATTCGAGCTGCTTCAGCTATTTGGTCGGCGCGCAGCATACGCGCGCCAGCCTCGTGCCACCGTAGAGTGTTCATCGAGACGTTAAGCTGCTTGGAGAGCTCCGATAGCGTTACCTTGCACCCGTATCGGTTGCGCGCGGCTTGGAACCGCGCTCCAAGCTTCGCGGCGAGCGGGCTCGCCGCCTCTGGCTTAGTTGCGTGTGTCAAATGTCACTCCCTGCTCTATCAGTAGTTTTTCAACTTGTTTTGCGGCGCCACTGGCTCGGGCCACTTCAAAGAACTCGGCAAACTGGTCGACGAATTCCTGTTTTACTTTTGGATCTGCAATTTTCGGGAGAGTGACGGAGAGCCAACTGAACGCCGGCATCCACTTCCCACCTTCCCTAAATTGTCGGGCGGCTGCTGCTGGCATGGTCATAGACGCACCAATCAGATCATCACCGTCCGTCGTTTGTTGTTTTGCACCGCTTGTTGGGGCGATTCTATCTGCTTCTAAATCAATGTTGCTGTTTACTTCTTTACCTTCGCGGACATTTGTTGTACGGGTTTTTACCGTCTGTTGGGAATCGGACGCTTTTTCCGCTTTACCCGGCGCCGGATCCGCCTTTTTGCCGGCAAAGGCGTCCAGCGTGCTCGCCGTGGCCTTTCCGGAGATCGAGCGCTGTTGTTTCGGTGCCACGCGGCCGGCGCCCTCGACCTCTTCGGCCTCGCCCATATCGACGTAGTCCATCGCTTCCTCTGCCACTTTGAAGCCGCGCATCACATCGGCGAAGCCGTCGCGCAGCGTGAAAGCACGCGCGCGCATCTTGCACATACGCTTCGGCGCCGTCTGCCACGGGCCGGTCTTCGTGAGCAGGGCCGCCTTCGCCGCGTCCTCGAGCGTGAACGTGTTCTCGATCGGCTCGGGCCGGCCGCGGCGCAGCGCCGTGCATTTCCAGCCTTCGAATTTGCCCGCGCCGTCGAAGAGCTCGATCTCTTTGAAATCCTCGACCAGACCGCTCGAGAGCACCACGCCCAGCGCGCCGTCGCCCCACAGGCTCGGCATGCCATTGATCACGGCGATGGATTGGACCGCCGCCATCGGCGTGAGCCCCACCTCGAGCCCCTGCATGATCGCGATCGCGATCTTTTCCGGCGAGTAGCCAAGGCTCGGATTCGAGGAATTGACGAGGTAGCTCTTCGGCGCCCAGCCGGCGATCGCGATCAGCTTGGCGAGGCGGAAAGCCTCGTCCATCGTCTGCGGGATGATCGCGCTGATCATGCCGCCCGCCTTCATGCCGGAAAGCGCGCCGCTCGGCTTGTGCGCCGGCAGCGAGGGCTCTGCCCCTTGCGGGGCGTCGAGGGTTTGCGGTGCTTCGATCGTTTGGGTATTCATGCTGCCACCTCTTCGTGATATTGCGGCGCTGCGGCCGGGGCTTTCTTCGTCGTCTTCTTCGGCGCCTTGGGCGGCTTCAGCTTCGAGAGCGTGAGCCGCAAGCGCCACGTTTTTCCCTCGACATACTTCGGCTCAGACCAGCCGGCCGGCCGGGTGTAGCTGGGCCACGTGCAGCGGTGCTCGTCGGTAACGAGCACGGTGGACTCGTCGGTGAACTGGACCGCGATCTGCGCCTTGATGTTCTCCGCGCGCTTCGTGAGCCGCTTGATCACGCCGTCCCAGCGGTTGAAGCGCCGGATCAGCACGTCGAGCTCGGGCATGCCGTGGCGCTCGACCGTCTTGTCCTTCAGGCCGTTCGCGTGCGTTTCCTTCACCGTGTCGAAATCCGCGAGCCACGTGGGGACGATGCCTTCGGCCGCTGCCGCCCAAAACGCGAGGATCGCTTCAGCAATGCGCTCCTGCGTGGGCTCGTGGCGATCGATCCGGCCGCGATACAGCTTGTTGCCGCCCACGCACGCCACGATGTAGCCGTGATCCGCGCCGCTCGCGCCGATCTCGTGCTGCACCTGAATCTGATACTGCAAGGGCATGCCGACGATCTGATCGTCCTCGTCAAGCTCCCATTTGTCCTTGAACATGCCGTAATCGATGTTCTTGAACTCGACCGGCGGCCGACCTGGCACGTTGATCTCGTAGTCGAGCGAGGCGCCCCAGCCCATCACATCGTCGTGCGTCATGTAACGGCGCACCTTTTGCAGCTTGTCCCACTGCCACCGATCCTTAGCCCATGCGGCGATCGCCGGCTCGAGGAACTTGCCCGCCTGCACACGATCGCTCTCGCCGAAGTCTTCCGGCATCAGCAGGCCGCCTTTTTCCATATACATGCGGTATCCGGTGCGGAAGCTCCCCAAGCACCCCAGCACCTCGTCGCCCTCGTTGAACGACTCAAACATGTGCCGCACCACGATCTCGCCATTCGGCAGAAGCCACTCATAGAAGAGGCTCGTGATTTCCGAACCCCCGATGTGCTGCTCTCGAATGGCGAGCCATTCGGCCTCATTGTTCACTGTGATGTTTGCCATTTTGTTCCCCGTTTGGTTGTGTTGGCGAGAGAATTATGTCGCCCGGGTGATAAAAACGCAAGTCACAAAACAACGTACCTGACACTTTTTTGCGTTACTTAGTCATAGATCGAGGTGTATGATTCGCCTCGTTGTAACCCTAGACATAACGCGATGAAAGCTGCCGACTATCTGCAACAGATCAGGGGTCATAAGCCCCGAAAGTACAAAAACACCGTTACGCATGTAGCGGGGGAAAAATTCGACTCAAAGAAGGAGGCCAAGAGGTACGGTGAGCTCAAATGGCTCGAGCATTCGGGGAAGATTGCCGACCTGCGAACGCAAGTGCGTATTGATTGCCGCGTAAACGGCGCTAAGATCACGACCTACGTCGCAGACTTCCAATATCGCCTCATCGAGCGAAACGTCCTGATCACCGAAGATGTGAAAAGCGACGCGACCCGGAAGCTCCCTGTCTATCGCCTCAAAAAGAAGCTCGTGCTTGCTTGCACGGGCATCGTGATCTCCGAAATCTGAGATCTAGACATCGTTAGCCGCCGGCGCCGCGTGCGTCAGGTGCGGAACTTCCGTGGAGCAGTGAACAGTGCAAGTGCAAAAAAACAACAGGGCAGGCATGCCCTCGGCATCGCTATGTCTGGGCGAGGTGCGCCCATGATCATTCGCGGCCCGCGTCCAGAATCCAGCTTCTACACACTCGACAAACGCATCAGCGAAGACCTTCGCCTCTCATGGGCGGCTCGAGGTCTGCTGATCTATTTGCTCGGCAAGCCTGACGGCTGGGAAGTGAGCGTGCAGGCGCTCGTGAACGAAACCCAGCATTGCATTCGAGGCGAAGGCCTCGAGCCCGGGGCAGCGAACCCGGGGCACACGAAACGCGATGGCGTGAAGGCGATCCTCTCGGAGCTCATGAAAGCCGGCTATTTGAAGCGCGGCGAGAAGCCTCGCCACAATCCTGATGGCACGATGGCCGGCTACGATTACTTCGTTTCTGAAGTGCCTTCAATCCCTGCCCCTTTGCGGGACAAGGGTTTCCGGGCAGCTTTAACTTCAACTTCACCATCACCGGATCAGCCGGCGACGGTTCAACCGTCGCCGGTTCAACCGTCGCCGGTTCATCCGACACAAGTAAGTACTGAATTTGAAGTAAAGACTGAAGTTAAGCAAAACACCGTAAACCCTTCTTCACCGGCTGCGCCGGCGAAGGCCGATGCGGCGCAAGGCAATGAAAAAAGCAGCGAGGCGTACCCCGCTGATTTCGAGCTCTTCTGGCAGGCTTACCCGCGCAAGCAGGGAAAGCTCGTTGCTTTCAAACGCTGGAAACAGGCGATCAAGATCATCGGCGGCAAGCGGGCCGATGCGATCGGCACCCTGCTCGCCGGCGCCATGCGCTACGCCAAGGCAACCGCGACGATCGAGCGGCGGCTCGTGAAGATGGCCGAAGGCTGGCTGAATGACGGCCGCTGGGATGACGAAGAGACGCCCGAAGCCGGGGGCCAGGTCGTTTGGTGGACGAACACGCCGGGGATCGAGGCCAAGGGCAAAGAGCTCAACCTGCACCGCAAGCCCGACGAAGCGCCCGCGGCCTTCAAGCTGCGCGTGCTCGTTGCTGCCGGCCCGGGCAAGTGGCAGGACGACGAGGTCGCCAAAGCGGAGCGCGACAACGCCTTCGGCTACGTGGCGCACCTGAAAAAGCTCTTCGGCTGGGCGGATATCGAAGCACCGGCCGCGGCGCCCGCGCCAGCACCGGCGCCCCTTCCGCGCGCAGAGCCGGCGATGAAAAGCGCGCCGACCGCGGGCTTCAAAACCGCCCTCGCCGTGCTGAAATCGCAGAACGCGGTGAAGTAGGCGGGATTTTTCGGCAGGGATAGGGCAAATCGGCCCGCCCTGCCGCTTTCGCCCCTTCGGCAGTGCGCAGGTAGCCAGAAAAGCAAAAAGCCCCTTGTCGGGGCTTTTATGGGCTTCAGGTGATTATCGGGCTTCGGCTTCTGTCTGCCCGCTCACACTTTCGCAGTGGTTTTTCGCTTCGCCGGGGCTTTCCGGGCCTTCACATCGCGGAACTCGAGCTGCACGTCGCGCGGGGCGTCCTCGATATCGGGCAGGGCCCAGCCGGGCGTGCGGTACGAAGGCGCGCGGCGTGCGGGCTTCCGGTCGTACCGGCCAAGCTGGTAGTCCATCATCACCGTCCACACGCCCATGTAGGCATCGTGGCGCGCGTCGTCTTTCACGCTGCCCTTGAAATTGCCGTAATCGATCCGGCTGATCTCGAGGGCGATCGTCGAGGCCACGAGCTCGCGCGGGATCTCCGCGCGGAACGCGTAGTCGGTACCGCCGTCCGCTTTGCCCTTGAAGCCCGGAAACACGGCTTCGATTTCGCCGGCGCGGCGTGCGCGCACCATCAAGCACTTTTGATCGCGGGCCTTGTCGACGATCGAGAGGAAGGCCTTATTGAGCATGATCCACATTTTATTTTTCTCCTGTTATCGGGTTTTCACTGCAACGATGAAGATGCGGGCGACGCCCTCCATCGTGCGGGTGCTGTCGAAGAGCTCGCGCCACGCTGCGTCCACGGTGCGAGCTCGAATCACTACCTGTTCAACCGATTCGCCGTCATGGCTGGCGAATCCGAAAGTAACGAGCAGCGAGGCGTTCATCGTTACTGATGCGGCTCGAGGATCGCCGCGATCGCGGCCGGATCGCCGATGCGGGCGAAGGTGGCGAAGCGGTTGCCCTGCACGGTCCAGTCGGCCGTCCAGTGCGCCGGCATCACGCCTTCCGGATACCCGGCTTCGTGCCCCATGTGCGCGGTGGTGAACCAGATGCACGCGCCGGCCTCTTCGCTGCGGATCTCGTGCGACGTGCTCACGTTGCGCTCGAGCAGCCGGAACACCTCGCCGTGGCACACGACCAGATCGCCGACCGCCAGGTCGTGCGTGTTCACGAGCTCGAGCTCGCCGCGCTTCAGGGTGATTTGCTTGATGGTGGTTTGCATCGCCTGCTCTCCTGTTTTTTGTGGCGCCCAATGAAAAAGGGCATGACTGGACAATAGCGTCCAGATCATGCCCCTTGCAAGTCTTTTTATCACCCAAGTGATAAAAAATGTTAGCTGCCGTTACTTCAGGTGACTATTTTCGCGGTTCCTTGGTGATCTCGAGCGGGTTGATCGGCGTGTGCCCGCGGATCAGGATCTCGAGCGTGCTGAAGCGCTCGCCGCACGTGTCGTCCGTGCACACGCGCCGGCGGCGCACCTCACCTCGCGGCCCGGTCGGCAGCGATTCGATCACACGGGTTTTCTCGTCGCATTTCGGGCATCGCATCAGGTTCTCTCCTGCAAAAGCTCACCGACTCGCGTAGCACGTGCTCGGCGTATCCGGGCCTTTCGGCAGGTGCGGATAGACGAGCGCGAGCACGACGAGCCATGCCGATATCAGAGCGATATCGAAACGATATTTACGCAGCATAGACCTCATGCTGCTTTCGCCATCGGCTCGAAGGCGCCGATCCGATCGAGGTACGCCGCCAGCTTGGCCGTGTCCTCGGGCGAGAGCTCGATTGACTTGCCGCCGGCGCGCACGAGCAGGCGATCGTCGTCGAAGAGCGCGCACGAGAACTTGTGCTCGGTCGGCACGGCCTTTTCCTTATCCTTCCGGTCATAGACGCCGCGGGGCATGGTGGTTTCCTTTGAAGTAGCGGCCGGCTTCGCTTTGCGCGCCGGCGTGGGTTTCGTGGTTTTCACTGCTTCGACAGGGGTGCTTTCCGAAGGTACGGCTTCTGAAGAGGGTGCGGCGGGCGCCGGCGCGACCGGGCCGGCGACGATGGTATGCACGTTCGCCGCGGCCAGCTCGTCGGCGCTCAGGGGCTTGGGCTCGTTGCGCGGCTTCGCGCCTGCCGGCGACACCGGCTCGGGCCGACGCAGCGGCGCATCGGGCGGCAGCAGCGGGCGCTCGTTGTAGTCGTGCGTCACCGTGTACAGGCGCACGGGCTTATTCGAGAGCGGGCGCTGCCGGACAGCCATCGTGAGCCAGCCGCTCGTCACGTAGCGATCGAGCGTGCGGTGCACGAGCTCGACCTCGATATCGTGCTCGGCTGCGATCTCAACGTCGAGCAGCTCCGTGCGCGGCGCGCGCTGCACGGTGGCGAAAAGCTGGTTGCTCAGTTGCAGCGCGTAGTTCGGACGGTACTTGCTCATGCTGCCAGTGCCTCAGTTTCGATTGTGTAGAACTCACCGGCGTCGCGGCGCTCGTGGATGATCTTTTGCGCCTCGCGAAGCTGCCCCTGCGTGACGAGCTCGAGCTGCTGGTCGTGCAGCTCGAGCATCATGCGAATGTCGCCGATGCTCGGGCCGCTCAAACCCCAGCGGCCGGTTTTGGCGCCGCGGGCCTGCGCCTCGACGAGCCCGCGGCGCGCGCGCTGCGGGATATCGATGTACTCCGCCCCGACGCCCAGCTCGCAGAGCACAAGCGCGTAGTTCAGCGAGCACGCGAGGTTGTGATAGTGGTCTTCGTTCCCGTGCCCGCGCATCATCGCCTCGAGGGCGAGGTACGCGGAGACGGAGATTTCGACGACCTGGCGCTTGTCCATCGGCCGGCGAGCGGTCACGCGCTGCTCTTGCGCGTAGATCCGCATCGCCCGGTTGACGACGCTGTGCTTCTTTCGGGGCTTCTTGTTACCGGGCATTGCTCAGACTCCAACTCCGTGTGCGAAAAGATCTCGAGCTCGAGCGCGCAGGCGTGCCGCCGAATCGCGATACGCCGCGCCGGCCGTGCCGCCGATCGCGTCGGCCGTTTGCTCGAGGTGTTCAGCCGCAGCGATCCAGCCGCGCAGCTCGGCCGCTTTCTCGGGCGGCAGCGCGACGTGCTCGCCTTTCTTCGGCGCGTGTGAGGGGTGCGCGATGTAGCGCTCGCCAAGCCGCGCGATCGCATCGAGCCGCTTCTGCTCGAGCTTCGGATCGGCGAACGCGGCGCGCGGGGTCACGTGCGCCTCAAGCTGCGAGGCGGTTGCGATCTGGAAAGGCTCGCGGCGCGGGGCCTGCGCGCTCGGCAGCGGTTGCGCCTTCGGCGTGGGCTGGTGCAGAAACGGAAACATGGTTGTCAGCATGGGAATCTCCGAGAGAAACGAGAACGACGATCACTCCAAAGGCGAAGGCGAAGACGGCGATGAACCATTCACGCTCGGTGAGGTTCAGCGCCGCGGCCACGCGATTGCGTTTAGCGGCGCGCATATCAGGCCTCGACCGTTACTTTGTCGAGCACCTTGCCGGCCATCAGCTCGAGCACGAGGCGGCGGTCTTGATGCTCGGCGCGGCGCGCGTACGCGGTGAGGGCCTGCGCGAAATCCCACGCGCTCGAGGGCGGCTCGCCCTCTTCTTCGAGTGCGTTCAGCATCACGGCCGTGGCCTGCTTGTCGGAAAGCCCCAGCTTGCGCAGGAACTCGCCGCGCTCTTCGCCGGTCTGCGCGAGGATCAGCTTCTTCGCGGCCTTAACGCCCTTGATCAGGTGCGCCGAACCCTTGTCGCTGAATTGCTCGAGCAGGGGCGCCGCTTGCGTGGCGAACTTTTCCGGGGCGCCGCTCGTGTGCTTGAAGGTGAGCTCGTTGAAGCCCTCCACGCCCCACAAATTGCGGTTCTGACACACACCCCGCAAGTACATCGTCGCGATGCCGAAGCTGCGCTGCCCCACTTCCGAATTCCACACATAGAAGCCGCGGAACATCAGGTCGTCGTCGCCGTTCTTCAGCTTGCCGACGCAGATCGGGTGCAGATCGTCCACGAGGAACAGGAACACATCGCGATCGCTCGCGTAGAGCGTGGTGGTTTCCTTCGTGATATCCACGTTCGGGTTATAGGTCACGCCAAAGCGCGAGCCCCAATCGATCGTGCCCGGCACCTTCCAGTGCGTGTCGCCCGTGCCATTGCCGGCGATCTTCATTACCGCGTCCACCACATCGCGGTCGAAGATCCGGCCGTACTTCAGGCTCGTCACGCCGCGCACGAGGCGGCTCTCGCTTTCGATCTGATCGGCCGGCAGGCGCAGGTATGCGCCGACCGCCTTCTGCTCAGTGCGCGTGAGCCCGTAGTTCAGGTTCACCGCGGCCAGTGCGCCCGGAAGCGTCGCGAGGTAATCGGCCGGCGCCTTCGCGATCGAGCAGATCTGCTTGAAAGCGAAATTCGTGGGCGAGACCTTCGCATCACCCACCATCACCGACAAAGCCAACGGATCGCTTGCATCGTGCACCGCCACCATTTCGGCCGGCTTCACAGCCGACACATAGCTTTCGTCGGCCCACTGCGCGACCTGGCTGCGCAGCTCGCCCAGCGAGAGGAATTTTTGATCGTCCGGGCGGCTCGCCCACTGCTGCGAAACCGTACCGATGCACTCGCCTTTGCTCACGTCAATGGTGTTCATTTGCTGATCATCCTTGTTTTTAGTTACTTGCCCAACCCGGGGCCAGTGATGAAACTTTATCACCCCGGTGATAAAACGCAAGCGGTATTTAGCAAAACCCCGTCTTTGTGGGGGTTTTCGTACGAAATGCCACAGTGAAAGCTAGGGCTATGTGTTACGGTCTAAGCTCTTCAGTGCTCAATGGCCGATCCAATGCGATCACAAGCTGTTGGAGTGATTCGGGTTGTGCCGGGTGCGTACGCGATTTCGAGAGGCAACTCTCGGGATCGCGGGCTCGGTTTCAAAGCGATCTCCGAAGCCGACCGACGCCGGCAACCTTTCTGCTCCCTTTGGCTTTCCTCACAGTGTTCTCGCACTGCCAAGCTGGAAGTCCATCACCTGATCCCGTACCGATTGACCGCCGATAACAGGCCAAGCAACCGCATCGTCGTGTGCGGTTCGTGTCACCGGCGCGTCGAGGCCCTCACCGAAAAAATCGAGGCAATGGGTGCGCCGGAAAATCCTGAAGAGTTTTTTGCGCCGCTGATCGCGATGCTTCGCATGCGTCAGGCGTCCATCTTAGAAATGGCGCGCAGTGCGCTATTATCTCGCCAATACAATCACCTTGGCGAGAGTTTTGATGGAAGAAAATCAGCAGCCGTTGCTTGCGACGGACGATCCGGCGTTTACGGGCCTGCGCATCGTGTACATGAGGGCCGACGAGCTCGAGCCGTACACGAACAACGCGCGCACGCATAGCGAAGATCAGGTCGAGCAGCTCAAGGCCTCGCTCAACGAATTCGGCTTCACGAACCCGGTGCTGCTCGACGGCAAGCGGCTGCTCGCCGGCCACGGCCGCACGATCGCCGCGCTCGATATCTTCAAGAAGGGCGGCTCGATCAAAATGTGCCCGCCCGGGCAGATCCCGACGATCGATCTCTCGCACCTCACGCCCGTGCAGCAGCGCGCGTACATCATCGCGGACAACAAACTCGCCGAAAACGCCGGCTGGGACTACAACATCCTGAAGATCGAGATCGACGCGCTCGGCGAGCTCGGCTTCGACCTGGACCTTCTCGGCTTCGGCGCCCAGCTCGCGGAGCTGCTCGCCCCCAGCGAAGAGAACGAAGGCCTCACCGATCCGGACGAAGTGCCGCCGGTGCCTGACGAGCCCGTGTCGATCGAGGGCGATGTGTGGCTGCTCGGGCGCCATCGCCTCGTGTGCGGCGACTCGACGCAAACCGATCTCGTGATGCAGCTCATGGACGGCACGCGCGCCGATATGCTGCACACTGATCCGCCCTATGGCGTCTCCTACAAGGGCGGCCAGAAGGAATGGGACGGCATCAAAAACGACGCTCTCACCGACGATAGCCTCGTCGACTTCCTGTACGAAGCATTCGCGAGCGCGGTACCGGCCACGAAGCCCGGGGCGCCGTGGTACGTGTGGCACGCCGATATGACGACCGCGGAATTCGTGAAGGCGCTGAAGATGGTCGACCGCAAGCTCTCGTCGCACATCATCTGGGTAAAAAACCAGATGGGCGGCGGCTGGGGCGACTACCGCGCGAAGCACGAGCCGTGCATCTACTCGTCCGGCGGCAAATCGGCGTGGTACGGCGGGCGCGATCAAAGCACCGTCTGGAATGTGGACCGCGAGCGCGATTATGTGCATCCGACGCAGAAGCCCGTCGAGCTGGTGCGCCGCGCGATCGACAACTCGAGCAAGGCCGGCGACGCGGTGCTCGATCTCTTCGGCGGATCCGGCTCGACGCTGATCGGCTGCGAGCAGTCGGGCCGCACCGCTTACCTGATGGAGCTCGATCCGCGCTACGTCGATACGATCGTATTGCGCTGGCAAGGGTTCACCGGGCAAAATGCCGTCCTAGAAAGCGATGGGCGCACGTTCACCGAAATCCTCGCGGAACGGAAACCGAACGCCGTCCTTACTCCTTCCTCTGAACCCCCAGCCTCCAAGCCCAAGCGTGCCAAGCGCGCTAAGGCCACTGCGTAAAAACACCATCGGGCGCCACACGGCGCCCTTTTGTTATCGCGCGTGGCCGTCCAGTGTGGCGCCGCGCGCCGCATTGGAGCGCTCTACATGCCCCCTGCTTCTCTCGATCCGGTTGTCGCGGCCATTGACGGCCTGCGATCGGATCTCACCGCCCGCCACACGCAAAGCGCAGAAGCGATCGCAGAGGTGAAATCCGGCCTCGAGGACAACACCCGAAAGATCGAGGCGATCCTCAAGGGATTCCCCGATGGAAACCCGGAAGGACACCGCGTCTATCACGAAGAGATCATGCAGGCGATCGCCGACCGCAAGCGCATCCGGCAGGCGGTGCTCGAGCACCTGCTCAAGACGAGCACGTGGCTCGTGGTGCTGGGCCTCGGCGGCATGATGCTCGCGTCCGCGCGCAACTGGATCCGCGGGGTGATCGGTCAATGAAGCTCTCCCCGAACTGGAAAACCCAGCACAAGCGCTATTCCGTCCAAGCGCTCGCCATCGGCGCCACGCTCACAGCCGCATGGAACCTCGTCCCCGCTGAACTCCGCACCGATCTGCCCTCGTGGGCGCCGCGCGCGCTCGCCGGCGCGATCTTCGTCTTCGGCCTGATCGGCACCTACCTCGCACAGCCGTCGCTCAATGGCGACGACGCAACTCAGGGGGAAGGCGATGCCGCGGATCACTCCTGAAGCTGCCGGCGGGCTGAACGTCTGCGCGTTCCTCGACGCGATCGCGCATAGCGAGCTGGCCGCGCTGCTCACCGTGCCCGGTTCCGACGATGGCTATAACGTGCTGGTCGGCTGCACGCCGGCCGCGCCCGCCTTCTTCGCGTCGTACGCCTGCCACCCGCTTCCCAATCCGCCAGGTCGAAAGGCGGGCGCTGTCTGGTCGACGGCCGCGGGCCGGTATCAGATCCTCTCGAGGTGGTGGCCGCAGTATCAGCGCTCGCTCGCGCTGCCCGACTTCGGGCCGCTCTCACAAGATCGATACGCGATTCAGCAGATCCGCGAGCAGCGCGCGCTCGACGATGTGAAGGCGGGCCGCTTCGAGGCCGCGGTCGCGAAGTGCCGCAACATATGGGCGAGCCTCCCGGGCGCCGGCTACGGGCAGCACGAGAACACGCTCGAGAGCCTGCGCGCGGCTTACCTGCTCGCCGGCGGGACGTGCGCGTAGCACAGACGAAAAAAAGGCCCGCGGTTGCGGGCCTTTCTCTTTGCGGCGGGGCTTCAGGCGGCGGCACGCGCCTCGAGCGCCTCGAGTGCCGCGCGCAGGCGCGAGATCTCGCCGTCCCTGTCGCGCAGTTGCAGGCGCGTGCGGGCGAGCGCCTCACGCAGGGCTTCGGCCTCGAGGCCGGCTTCGCGCTGCTGCGCGATCGATTGCTGGCTGAAGGCGTGGTCGGCGGGCACATCGTACGGCTTCGTGAGGGCGAGGTACGCACGAATCAGTCTTTTCACTTTGCTGCTCTCCTGTTGTCGTCGTTATGAGGGGTTACTTCGTGCGGGCCACGAGATCGCGGCCGGCCTGCGTGGCGACGTACTGCGTGCGTGCGTCGCCATCGGCGCCGGCGCGCTCCTGCCGCTCGACGAGCCCTCGAGCGGCAAGGCTCTCGAGCATGCGCGCACCGCGCGCCGAACCGCTCCACGTGTAAGAGCCGGCGACGATCGCGCGCAGGCACTCGCGCTGCTTGGGTCCGAGAGCGCGGGCCATCAGTGCGCCTCCCGCTTGACCCAGTTGTCGCCCTTCGCCGCTTTCGTGGGCGGCGAGAGGAACTCGATGTGCATCGAGCCCAGCAGCTCGTCGCCGTGGAACATCAGCACCGTGTCCTCGCCCACGAGCTTGATCAGCGCCGGGGCCGCCGGATCCGCCGACGCCTTGATGAACTCGAGCGCCTTGGCGCGCATGTAGCGGCGCGCTTCTTTCTCGCTCAGGTGGCCGATCATCTTTTTCGGGGTGGTCTTCTGTGCCACCGCAGTAAGCCAAACGCTCGACATTTTTTCTCCCTTATCCCTTGATGCGGTATTCAGCGCGCACGGCCGTCTTGCGAAAAGCGGCGAGCGAACCTTCGATTTCTTCAACGATCGCCGGCGTGGTCACTTCGGCGTTTGCAGCCTCGGTCTTGGCCGAATCGAGCGACCAGTAATGCCCGATCACCAACGTGGCGAGCGGCTTGCGGTTCTCAGTGAAAAACACGGCTTCGAGCGCGTACGGCGAGGGGTAAATGCTGCTCATGGCGTGCTCTCCGGTTCAGATATCGAGGCGGCGCATCGCCGCGATTTCGGCCGCTTCTGCTGCGAGCGCCGTGCCACCGCTGTGCTCGCGCATCGCCTTGTCGGCCTGCTCCTGAGTAAGCACGCCGCGGCGCACGAGCGCCATGAGATCGCACCCGGGGGTGGCGCTGCCGCTGATCACTCTCTGCACTGGATGATTCACTTTTATCTCCGTGGTGATTACATGGACGGACTATAGGCGCGCTATGCGCCCTTCGCAAGTCTTTTATTTATCACCGGGGGAATAAAAAAGCGCGGGGCTCGCCCGCGCTTATCGCCAATCGCCCGGGTTGCCCCGGTTGCCCTTCTTCCACTGCTCGACCGCTGCATTGCGCAGCGTGGTCGCGGCTGGGGCGCCTCGTTTCTTCGTGACGAGCTCGAGATAGTCGTCCCGGGCGCCCTCGCCTTCCTCAAGCCGCAGCTTCAGAAACTTCCTCACCTCGCACCTGAAGCGGTGCTGCTCTGTTGTGCTCATGCAACGATCGTGCAGGTTGATATCGTGGTGATGTTACCAGTCCATCGGGTTCATCGAACTCGGGCTCGAGCTCGAGCTCTTCATCGTCCGCTTCCGGGCATCCGGGCGCGTGCCCGAACGAGATAAAGCATTCGCTGCACCTTCGCCATTTACGCACCATGTTCCCTCCATCGAAGTGATATCAAAACGATGGAGGGACTATAGCGTCGAGCCGCGCGCTAGTGTCGGTTTTTTGTTACCGCTGTGATGATTTCGATCGCGCGTTTGCACTGCTCGATATCAAAATAGCCCACGTGACATTGCTTCACGTCGATCCCCATTTCGCCGGCCAGCCACTTATAGCCGGCGTTCCGGGCTTCGAACTGGTTACAGCCGTCGCGGCGCATCTTCACCTTCCAGAGCGGATCGAAGGCGTCGTGCACCTTCGTCTTCCACTGCCGCAGCTCCGCGTCGGCGAGCCGGCCTAACGGCACATGCCGGGTGCTGTTGGCGTGGCATCCGACCCACGCCGCGCACGGCACGCACGTCCAGGTCGGCCCGTAGTCGCGCGAGCCGTACGGATAGCCCGCGTCGGCCGCGCGCAGCAGCACGGCCTTCGCATTGCAATACGGGCAGTACGGCTGCGGCATGGCCTTCACCGGGCGAGCGACTCGCATCAGTGCATTGCCGCGCGCTGCTGCTCGGGGCGCGTCATGGTGAACGGGCCGTGCAGCAGGTTGCGGTTCAGCTCGCCCTTCGTTGCGTGCCGCGGCTCGCCGTCGATCACAGACGTTCCGAGATACGTGCCGTTGAGCGTGTGCACGTTGCACATGATCACTTCCTTCGAGCCGTCCCATTCGGAGAGCTCGCGCGGCTTGCCAGTGCGATCGGGGCGATCGGTCGTCACGTGATAGCCGTGAGTCACGAGATACACCGCGTTCGGCACGATGCCGCCGGGGCCATCAGGCGCCACGAGGATCGAGCGGATCAGGTTCGCGACGAGGTGCTGCTTCGCCGTGAGCTCGTCGCGATCCTCCGCGTCGTAGAACGGCAGCAGCAGGTGATCGGGAAATTGAGCCACGCGCACGCGCTCGCCGGGTCTGATATCGACGATGAAAAGCGCCGCCGCGAGATCCACCTCGCCCCGTTCCCCGTTGAAGTTGTCGACGGCCGTTTGCATGATCAGGTCATAGGTGCGCTTCAGCTCGTCGAAGCTGGGGGCGTGCTTCTGCATCACTCGCCCCCCTTCGCTGCCAGCAGCGCGGCGCGCGCAACGAGCGGCGCGTCGTTCATCGCTGCGAGCGTTTCCGCGTCGAAGTAGCTGGCGCCGATGTTCGTCTTCTGCATCGCTGCGCTGTGCATCGCGCACATTGCCTCGAGCGCGGCCACGAGCTGCGCGTGCGTGTTCCACCGCAGCGCGATCTCGGCGGCGATCTCCGCGGCCTCTTCCTGATCGCCCAGCACGCCCGTGTTTCCCTCGTCGTAATTGCCATGACCGGCATACTCGAGCGTCGCCACGTGCACGCCATCGTCGGCCTCGCAGGCCATCAGGACGACCGTGCCATCGGCGTCCACTGCGTGAAGCTGCTGATCGTTCAGATTGCTTTTTGCTGCCATGTTGATATCACCCCTATGGTTAGAATCGGGTAAGAAGCCCGCGCACCTTCGCCAATGCTTGCGCGAGGGCAGGGCGATCTTCGACGGCGCGCTCGATCCAGATCCCGCCGGTGAGCTCGTGCACCGCGGCCTCGAGCTCGGCGCGATCGTCGGCCGCGGCCTGCGCGCGCGAGATCCAGCCTTGCCATTCGCGTTCTGCGTTCTCGTCGACGAAGGTGCGGCCGAAGGTGGTGCTGCGCTCGAGGTTCAGCAGGAAGGCGCGCGGCGAAGCCTTGAAGCGCTC